CTATTTTAAGCCATTTCAAGGCAATTACTCTAGGGTTCGATTCCCGTACGGACTGTTTTAAAAGTCGCATAAACACTGTGTTTGCGGCGTCTTAAAAAACTTTGGTACTCAAAATGGTACTCAAAAACTGAACACAAAAGAAAGGAGTCTGCGCAAGTGCTTTAGATTCTTTTCTGCAAATGGTAGACTTGGAACGCTTTGAGCGTTCTTTTTTTATGCGGTTTTTCTGCTTATTTTTTGCGGAAGAACCGTATTTTTTTATGCAAAAATATAAGCATAGGAGGGATGCGGAATGTTATTTACGGATGAAATTCTTGAAAAAATCTTAATAAGAGAAGATGTGTCAAAGGTTCCGCTTGTGTATCAGTCAGCGATGATTCACGCAATCAAGGAAGTATTGGAGGAAGAGAATGTATCAGATGCAAAATCAGAATATGGCATTTAACCCAAACCCAAGCTATGCCGCATATCAGTACAACCCGATGCAGAGGTTTCAACAACCAGAGCCACAGATTCCGCAGATGCAACCGCAGTTCCTTGGAATCCAAGGGAAAGTAGTGCAGTCGGAATCAGCAATCATGGCGAATGATGTACCTATGGATGGAAGCGTTGCGTTTTTCCCGATGCAGGACATGAGCGCAATCGTAGCAAAACAATGGGATGCCAATGGAACAATCAGAAAGACCGTTTACAAGCCTTTCAACGAGCAGATGGCAGATTCTTCGAGTGATGATAAAAGAATCGAAATAGGGCTATCTGATGATGCGACAAAGGCTATTACTGACAAATTAGATTGTTTGTTTGGAAAGATGGAAGAGTTGGAAGATAAGTTATCTTCGCAAGCGCAAAGAAAATCTTCACGAACACAAAAGGAGAGTGAGTCTTAATGAATCCTATGCAGATGTTACAGGGAATGAAAAACCCACAGCAGTTTTTACAACAAATGATGGGGAACAACAGCGTAATGAGCAACCCTATGGCGCGCAATGCTATGCAAATGGCACAAAAGGGAGATTCCAAAGGCATTGAGCAGATGGCTAGGAATTTGTGCAAAGAAAAGGGGATTGACGCAGATAAGGCTTTTGAGTCGTTTAAAAGCCAATTAGGAATGTGATACTAATTCTTGCAAGATTATGTATATAAAAATGAATTATGGAGGTAAATTCTATGTTTAACACAGGTAATTGTGCATCCGTTCCGCTTGTTGCGAACATTGACGGAAACGGAAATAACAACGGATGGGGCGCAGAAGGCTCATGGTTATGGTTCATTATCGTTATCTTTGCCATCTTCGGATGGGGTGGATTCGGTAACGGATTCGGAGGAAACGGAATGAATGGTGGCGTCGGAAGCGAAATCCAGCGCGGATTTGATAATCAGGCGGTTGTGTCAAAACTTGATGGCATTACAAACGGACTTTGTGACGGATTCTATGCAGTGCAAACCGGCATGAATGGCATCAACACAAACATTTTGCAGACCGGATTCGGCATTCAGCAGGCTATCAATGCTGATACAGTCGCTAACATGCAGAATACAAACGCATTACAGTCACAGCTTGCAAACTGCTGCTGCGAAACAAGAGAAGCTATCCAAGGTGTAAACTACAACATGGCAACTAACACTTGCGCGTTGCAGAACACCATGAACAGCAACACGAGAGACATTATCGACAGTCAGAACGCAGGAACACGCGCTATTCTTGATTATCTCTGCAACGAAAAAATTTCTTCCTTACAGGCAGAAAATAGCGATCTTCGCAGAGCTGCATCACAGGATCGTCAGAGTGCATTGCTTACAACTCAGATGGCAGCTCAGACGCAGCAGATTATCAATGCAGTAAATCCGTCTGCTATCCCGGCATATGTTGTGCCTAACCCAAATGCTTATGCATATGGATGCGGATGCAACACAGGATGTGGCTGCTAAAACTGAATAATTGAGTATCTTAATTGAGTTTAACTCAATCATGTCTGCTATGCAGTATTACTTATAACCAAAGGGCAGACTATAATGTTTGCCCTTATTTTTATGAAAGAGAGGTAAAAATAATGGAAGTAACAGGAATTGCATTACAAACCGTTGCTGCCGGAGAAGATGTGGCATTCACAGAAACAGCAGTGAACGGAACAAAATGTATCGTACACAGACAGGGAAGCGGAATTATCAAGCTAAGAGGTATCACCAATCAGTGCAAAGCTAGATTTTTGGTATCGTATTCCGGCAACATTCAGATTCCGACAGGCGGCACAGTTGGAGAGATTTCACTTGCAATCGCGGTTGATGGAGAGCCTTTACAGTCAACAAAGATGATCGTAACCCCTGCGGCAGTTGAGAATTTCTTTAATGTATCAGCGCAAGCATACGTTGATGTGCCTTGCGGTTGTTGCAGTACCGTAGCCGTGCAGAATACATCTACACAGGCTATCGAGGTTCAGAACAGTAATTTGATTGCAGTAAGGGAGGCTTGATATTATGCATAAGTTTGCGAAACAGATTATGGATTGCGTGAAAGCCCATGTTGACGGAATTGGAATCGAGAATTTTGAGGGTCAAAACCTTGATGATCTTAGGGATTGGACGGAGATTGCAAAGAACATCGTATGCTTTGACAAGGACTATAACATTGTTGAAGCCATGAAAAAGTCTGAAGATGAAGAAATCATGCGCATGGTGGAAGAATTTGGGGATTATCCGGGAAGAAGATACTACAATGAGTACCGGTACTCAAACGGAAGATTTGCACCGAAAGGGCGTGGAACGCGCAGAGGATATGTAGAACCACCATATTATCACCAGATGCCGGAAGATTACCGAGAGTGGGAGAATATGTCGGACGCAGAGCGAATGAGAGACCTTGACCGAATGAGTATTGGGAAGATGTATTATTCAGAGCCTATGAGCGGAAATAACGGCATGAGTACCGGTACTCACGATGCAAGAGAGGGCAGAGCCGGTATGAGCCGGAGAAGCTACATGGAAACAAAGGAAATGCATAACGGAAATTCACCGGAAGATAAGGACGCAAAGATGAAAGAACTTGAAAAGTACATGAAATCTCTTTCGGAAGATGTGACCGAACTGTTTTCCGGTATGTCCCCAGAAGAGAAACAGTTGACCAAGACAAAGCTGACTACGCTTGTCACGAAAATGTAATAGAGAGGGCATTTTGCCCTCTTTGTTTGCGAGGTGGTAAATTGTTCACGATAAACAATAAAATGTGGAATTTGGTCAAAGTATCGCGTTACAGCGATATGCTACAGAGAAGTGACGGAAGCAGAACGGTAGGCATGACCGACAGGGACACGAAAACGATATATCTTGCGGATGATTTACGCGGGAAATTCCTTGACCGTGTGTTATGTCACGAATTATGTCACGCGTTCTGTCTTTCGTATAATGTATACATGGATATTGATACCGAGGAAATTGTAGCAGACTTCTTGACTACATACGGAAGAGAAGTATTTGAAATAGCAGACAGACTATTGATTGAACTTATGGAGGTTGTTGCATAATGGATAAAATTTCAGAACTCTTACAGTACGTGCACCGGACGAATCCGGAAATGACTAGGGAAAGGCTGATAGAAGAGTTGAGCAAAAGTGATTATGCTGCGCGGTCTTTGATTTTTACGAAAGAAAACATCGTTGCGCTAGGGCAAAAATAAATCCGGCGGTTTGAATCGCCGCCGGAATTGTGTCAGACTTTCGGAATGTAAGAACCTTTCATTATTTCTATAGCGAGTTTCGCGCCTTCCGTCATATAAAAATCATTATTCTTTGCACAGCAACTAAAAAGCAGTTCCTCAAACTCTGAATATAAATTTTCACTTAATAACCCTTTTAGTTTCTCTGTTAAGGGAGAAAAGTATTCAACAAAAGCATTTCCGGTTTCATTGTCAAGCTGACTTGAACATACAATTTTGATAAATTCATCCATTTTAGTAGTCTCCTTCTTCTGTTAATAAATAGTTGATATATCCTGTCGCAAGTCTGGCAAGGCTTTTACTGCCATCCAACAAATCCAATTTGTACTCTGGTCTATAGCCAAACCTCTGCACATAGAACTTTTCTTCAAGTTCTAAGTCGTAAATGTCAGATAGCTCCACGAGAATCTTGTGATATAAAAATTTTCTCGTCCACCCAAACTGTTCCATGATAATTTTTAATTTCCAATTATTTTTTCTGAACCACGCTCCGCGTGATGCGTCCAATTGCTGTTTTGAAATGTAACAATCTGCAAATAGGTCATCATTTTTCGGTAATGCCGCCTGTGGTTGCTTTATGGCTTCTTCCATGTCAGCAAAACGCTTCACGTATCGGGCAGTAAATACAATGCCTTTTTCTCCGTTGAATTTGTTTGCAAGGAAGTCGCATCCCAGCTTGGTTACTTTGTAGCATGGTCTTTCTTTTCCTTGTTCATCTTTATATGATGATTCTTGAAAGAAATCAGCCACAACAATTTTGTTGTCGCTAAGAATTTGAATAATTCCCTTAACTTTTTTCGTACCATCTAACTTTCTTAAAATCTGCCAGTGTTTCACTTCCATCATTTCTGCAATTTCTAAAGTGGTAATAGTCTGTTCTAGCTGTCTCATTTAATTGCTCCTTTCGTTGCGATTGTTTTGTTTATGAGTACACTATACACCTTTGAAATTACGCTGTCAATACGTTTTTTGAGTACGTTTATACTTTTTTTGTTTACATTAGTTTTGGAATGTGATATATTTGTTTCAGAAAGGAAGTGAGAGAATGTCTGTATCAAATAAAATAAAATCAATAATGTCAATTAGAGAGATGAAAAGCGTAGAGCTTGCAGAATTGCTTGGAATGTCACCGCAATCATTAAGGAATAAATTTAATCGTGGCAGCTTTTCGGCAGAGGATTTAATAAAAATATCTGATTTTTTAGGTGTTACGTTGAATTTTGAAATAGATGATAAACAGAAGATAGTGCTTGATATGAGTGACATAAGAGAACAAAGAGATGAGTAGGAGACGTATGATGTTTACTAAATTGTTAAGATTAACATTGGTTGAAAAAGAAATGACAGCTAAAGAGTTAGCCGCAAAGATAGGGACAACTCAACAGAATCTATCAGCAAAAATGAAGCGTGACAACTTTTCAGAAAAAGAAATGCAGCAGATTGCGGATGCATTGGGGCTTGATTTAGAAATTGTAATGAAAGAGAAGAAATAAGAAAACCCGCCTAACTGGCGGGTTTTTGATGAAAGAATATTTTTTTCCGCGCCCCAAAAAAAATATTTCGTAATTTTTTTGTACCCCCCGGGGTAGCGTTTTTATGGTCAAGATTCCATTTTCACGGATTCCCCAAAACGTGTAACAAACGTGCAATTATCTGCGGCATTCCGCAAATAACACAAATACACTATATGTTATGCCATATATAGATAATTCATTGATGATATTTGATGGTATTGCCGATCACAGGCAAACGCCAGAAGACGCTTGCCCGGCTGTAGTTATAGTCTAGCATAGACCGCATTTTACCACTTGTCAAGATAGTTTTTCCCATCGTACCGGCTGTAAGTGTGTGTTATGCGTTCCGGCTTTTGCGTGATCTGCAACCAATCGCCGCCACGCTGGACGGTTATTTTGGTTTTTGCAGACTCCACCCATTCCACACCCTCAAATTTTGAGTAGCCGCACATTTTGCCGGATATTTCCAGATAACCAAGGGCAGACACCCGGCGCAAAATCTCCCTTTTACCGATATATTCATATTTTGCCATGCTTGCCACCTCCAGACGTTCTGCGCTCACTCATGCATATATTTTTGCATCCGTCGCGCGATAGTTGGTTTACGATCAGCCACGCTTGCAAGTCCCCATACGCCACCCGGCGCACGGCTTTCCCGTTGTGATCGGCTTTAATATCGTAGGTCATACACTTATACCTCCTTATATCGTGTTTATTTGTCAATGTGCGTTATATGCCCGCATCCGGCGGAACGGTGTGCAATCTGTTTTTTGTTGGAGATGCACAAGCTCCAAAGTGCCGCAATAGTGACGGCTTGCGATCTTGCCGCCGCTCTTAATGATAGAACGGTAGAAACGAGCTTTCCCGCGTGTCTTGCGTCTGCATTAAAGCAGATCAACCGCGATTATTTACGGCTGCGGCGCGCCGTGTGACGGCAATATGCCGCCATATAACCCGATGCAGTCCCAATATATGACCATCGGTTAATAAGTCCGCGCTCCCGGAATCGAACCGGAACGGATGCACCAAACACGCGAAATAGGGCGGAAGAGTACCGCCTTAAATTACAACAAAATCCCCTTGGAATCCTGTTGTTATAATCATTTTTCCGTCAGATCTGCGGTACACAACGCCGCATCCGTCCGCAAAAGTTGACCACACGAGCCATCCGGGCGGTGTAAGTTTTTCCCCGGTTTTATAATCCAGGAATGAATAACGCGGAATAACGCCACTTTTTTCTTGATCTAGCGCGTTGTTAATTGCTTGCGATTCTGTTACGATCTGCACACCTTTTCCCGTGTGCAAAATATATCTTTCTTCCATTTCTTATACCTCTTTCCTTTTATTTGCTCATTTTTGAGTAATGGCAAGCCGGGGAATCGAACCCCGGAAGCGCCAACCTTGCTAATTAATTATTTTGCTTTTGCAGCGTGTTTTGTAAGCTCTCTGTAAAGCAGATTACATGCTGTCGCTTCTGCCTTATCCTCTGTATATCTGCCTTTTTTCTCTTCTGTCTCGTCTAAAATATCAGCAAGCCAATCAACGGCAGAGCCAAGAAAAATATCATCAGAAATAGGGAAAGCTGTAGGAAGTCCTGCCATCCAGTCGCAAAACAAAGAATATTTACTAATTCTTCCGGCTCTATACTGACAATCATATTTAACTTTCTCGTTCTCAAAAGCCGTTAAAATGTCTTTGCATATGTCGTTGTAGTCTGTCTTTGCTTCCTTGTTGTCATATGTGTAATATTCCTCTGCTGCTTCGTAACTCTCCATGATTGCGTTTTTAATTGCTTCCATTGTTTCTTTGCTGTTTGTTCTTCTCATTTCTTTTTACCTGTGCTATAATATAGCTACCTTTCTTTTTTGATTGGTGGCGGTTCGTTCTTGGTAGGAGTGACCGCCTTTTTTGTTTTCTGTGCTTCATTTGATGCTTGTATCATATCACTAAATTTAGTGACAGTCAATAGTAAATATCACTTTTTTTAGAAATATTTTTCTTGACTTTTCCAGATAGGAAAAGTATGATTGATTTAAGAAAATCTATATAGAAAGGAAGGTACGCAATGCTAAAATACAGATTTGATGTAGGGGACGCGTTGGAGCGCATCGGCTTTAACTCCTACATGGCTAAAACAAGCGGATTGTTAAGTCAAGAAACGCTCAAAAAAATAAAACGTGAGGACACAAATATAAATGCAAAGAGCATAAATAATCTTTGCTTACTTTTGGACATGCAACCCAGAGACATCTTTATATATGTAGAGAGTCCGGAAGATTTGGAACTAAAAAAGAAATTGCAAAAAAAAATAAAATATCACTTGCAAAAGTGACAAATGTGTGTTATTATAATGACAGATCAAAGAGATAGCAAAGGCGAAAGTCAAGAAAGGAGAAACACCATGAAAAAATATATTGTAAAAGATCGGGGCATTGAATGGAGTTATGACAACAAAGAAAAGGCTGCTAAGAAAGCCGCTGATCTAAACACGGAAGTAACAGAAAAAACCGTGTGGAGATATTACGCCCCATATTATACAAGCGGCACTGCAAACTATCGGGAAATCACGGGTGAAACTTTAATAGACACAATAGAGAAAGGCTTTGATCAGATCATAAAAGATTATGATCTTGGCGGCGTTTCAGGCTTGAAATTGAAGTCTGTTAAATTACAAAAGGAAGATGGGTATGCGAATTTAGTTGTAGATTTTATACCACTCGGAAAACTTGGAAAAGAACTTTCAGAGGAAGAAAAGGCAGTAAAAATTGAATGGGTTACAGATGATGAATTCCAGGGCGAATACACTTTTACATTGAACAAATAAAAGGCTAGCGGAGCCGATAAGCTCCGCTATTCTGCATTAAGGAGCAAATAAAAACATGGCTAAAGTTGTAAAAAAATGCGTTGTCTGCGGGAAAGAGTTTTATTGCGAATCATCGCGTGACATTGTGACCTGCTCGAAAGAATGCCGGTTGATACATTTGAGCCAAACACATACGGGGTTAAAGCGCTCCGAAGAGAGCAAGCGCAGGATGTCAGAAACAAGGCGCGCGAATCCGCGAAATACAGAAATACAGCGAAAAGCTACAGAAGCCGCAAAGAACAGTCCGAAATCCGGACGGTTTGAAACAAACAGGGCGGCGATAGATTGGCATTTAGTAAGCCCAGAGGGAGAGCACTTTTATATTCACTCCCTGTCCTTTTGGCTTAGGGAAAATTGCAATAAATATTTTGGAGTAGAGCCGGACAGCAAGCAATTTTTTAATATAATTGCGGGGTTGAGCCGCGTTAAAAGATCGGTTCTTGGGACACTTCCAGAAGGGCAACGCCCCGGATATAGTTATAAAGGTTGGTCAGTGATTCCGACCGAGGATGATAAACAGGATAAATAAAAGATTGGACAAGGGCAGTTTTCCGGCTGCCTTTTCTTTTTTGCCATGTCCAAAATCAACAACTCTACCGGGCATATCTTAAAAAATCTCCGAAAAACTGTAAACAAACTATAAAACTTTTCTTAAATCTTTATAAACAAGGCTAGGTTCATTAGGTCTTTGACAAGTCCAAAAATGATAGAATAGTATCAGTTTTTACAAAAAATCGTCTGACATAACACGACACAATCGTCTGACGTCGCTTTTTCAGAACTATGTTTCTCTTTCTCTCTCTTTTTCTTAATCTTTTAAATTAATAATAATATACTGTATCTAAAGCCTATAGGTTTATAGTAAGTGTATATCCGCATACGCGCGCGGCGTAAGTATATAATACCACCGTAAAAAATTAAGGCTTGACTTTAATCCCGGAAATAGTGTATACCAGAATCAAAGAGATTAAACAGAACGGAGGTGTGAATAGTATATGCAGGATATAAAGAGTGTAGAGAATGTAGATCTTACAAGCCTTATAGTGGATCTAGGTACAGTACAGATATACACATCAACTGTACAAGATTTAATAGACAACGCTTGTATAGAATTCCACATCGAAGATTTGTTAAAAGCTGGACAGAGACAGTGGAAAGCTGTTATGCAGTATGTTGGTATGCATTTATTCCCGGATACAAAAGCATTAAAAGATAAGAGCTTAAGTCCTCTTGGTAATGCAACTATACCGACTAACTGCAATAGGTATGATAGAGAGGTATTATATAAGCTTTGTGATTATTATATATACATCTCCAATGTGTATAGCAAGTTGGTAAGTACGGTAGCATTTAGTTATTTTTGTAATATACCTACGAACACAATGGATATATGGGCTAGTGATGAACCAAGTTCGCTGACTTTCAAGATGTGGCAAAAATTGCAGCGATCCCGTAAGGATTGTATCCTAGATCGTGCATATGATTCCAATAGCCCTGTAGGCACCATGTTCGTGGGAAATAATGAATTCGGCATGAATCAGCCCGGCATTGGCGATAATGCCACGCAACGCAAGGCAATCACAGCGCAGGAGCTGCCAAGATTGGACGAGAAAAAGAGTCAAGAATTGCACGCAATTGATACACAATTTACGGATGCAGCGGCAAATAATACGGTTTAAATTGTGTGTGATTATTCTACAATTCACAAATGCAGTAATATCAATGGTTGTAGCGTTTCTACTGTTCGTAAACTATTCGGAAAAGTTAGGTTTTGCGAATAGTTGCAAGGGTATGACATGAATTGTATTAAAACAATTTGATTTTCACACAATGACAACAAAACGAAACGGAAAATATTTTAGATTTCCATGTTTGCGGGAAAAGGATGGGGAGGGGGTCTGGCAGAAAGACCACCGGGCGGCTACTAAGTCCCTCAAATTCCTCAAAAAATAAAAAGCCCACTTACAACACCCATTGACTTTTTACAACAAGTAGCTTAATATAAGCTTAAACAATTCACTTTCACGTTGCGAATCGCAACTACATTTCCAAAAAAAATTTAAAAACAAAAAAGAGTGTTTCGGACAGGAGAATGATATATGACCGGGAATGAGTATCAGGCTTTAGCAATGCGGACAAATGATCGCAAAGCGACAGAAAGAATTTCGGATAAATTCGATTTGCTTAAATTTTGCAAAAATAACAATATCGCATCTGCGTTGCAAGATTATGACCTTGGCGGTATCTTTAATGCTTGCCTTGGGTTATCCGGTGAGGTTGGAGAGTTCAACGACATGATTAAAAAGTGGATTTTCCACGAGAAACAGCTTGATATTGACCACGCAAAGAAAGAAGCTGGAGATATTTGTTGGTATCTTGCAATGCTTTGCGAATCCTTCGGCTGGAGCCTTGATGGAATCATGCAAATGAACGTAGACAAACTTAAGGCACGTTATCCGGAAGGGTTTGACATTGAAAGAGCAAACCACAGGGCGGAGGGCGATGTGTAATGGCAAGCTGCAGCAATGAGTTGATGAAAACCGAGTATTCCGAAACCTTTGATGAAAAGCGCAAAGGTTTGATTGAACAGTCGTATTACAAATACGGACCGGCAAGAATGAACTTCTCCACAGGGAATGTGGATGCAATCGAAAGTTTGAAAATGTGCCTTGCCAAGTTTGAAGAGACCGGGAATCTTGAATATCTGTGTGATGTTGCAAACTATGCCATGTTCCGGTTTATGTTTCCACAGCAGGGCGAGTATTTCGAACATACGGACTCTGATTCATCTGCCGGGATCTTCGGTATGAGCGTAAACGAAATGGAACGGTTCAAACAGGAACACAGCTTTGATGATGGGGGATATTGATATGATTTTAAATATAATTGCTACGGCGATAGATGTCATTATAATACTTAGCCTTATGATGCAACAAGTAAAGCAGACAGACAATTCAAACGCAATGGGGTATTTGCTTTCATATTCGATTTTTGCAATGAATATTATGGTCATTTGGAGATAACAATATGACAATTCATGATCCAATATTTGGTATTTACTTTCTGCCGCCAATTTTGAGCGTGGTCGAAAGAATACATATAACAAAATCAAAGGAACCGGACAGCACCGGAGATTTACTCAATCTGAACAGTGACGCCGAGCACCAGATCGACAAATCGGAGCATCCGGTATAGCTTAAGTCCGCAAGCGATAGTTTCTGGCTGAATAATTGATCTATCGGCGTTAGGCTTTGAATTATGTTTGCGGACGAATGCAACATTGGGCTATCGCCAAGCGGTAAGGCACAGGATTTTGATTCCTGTATTCCCTGGTTCGAATCCAGGTAGCCTAACTGGTTACATGCTGACGTTCCATGTAGCCACGTATGTTTTTCATATGTACTTGAACCCTTGGTTGAGTGATTCAAGCATTTGGGTTCCTCCTTTCGCCACTAGGACGATTCTGTTAAGGACGGTGCGAGACCGTCCGGTGGTATTCTATCATGCATCTATCCCACGGTGCATGAGCCATGAAATTAGGTGGTGGCGGAATAGGTAGACGCGCAGATGGAAGAGACAGGACAAAGATTAAAAACTCATGGTTGAAGTCCTATGGGTTCGATTCCCTCCAATGTGAACAGTGCACGGTTTATGTGAGGTGCAAATCCTCACCCACCTATTCGGTCAAATTATGCTGTCTGCTTGCAGGCGGTCTATGTTTTGGCTGAAATACGATGCTTGTCTATTGCTCTGCAATAATTTAATTCGGAGTAGAACCATGGAAATAGGCTTGCATGGTAACATTGAGTTGCCGGTGAAATGCTGTAAACCGGATAGTGCAAGGAATAGCACGATAAACATTATTGCTAACCGTCTGATGGCGGTTATGGGGATTTAATTCAGTGGCAGAAGACACGGCTTATATCCGGGTTGTCGCGGGTTCGATTCCTGTAATCCCCACAGGTGATGTTGCCAGTACACCCCTAGTGTGTTTATTACAGAAATGCAGGTGCTAATCAATATACCGGTTAAACTTAGCACAGGTAACTGGATTGAGCGGTTGTCATTCAAAAGATGGCGGTAACCGCTGACTAAAAGAACCTTGCACTTAGTGTAGTGTGGAGCAAGGAAAAACGGAAACTACACGACATGGCTTGTTAGCTGAGATGGATTAGCGACAGACTGAAAATCTGTATAGGGCGGCTCGATACCGCCACAAGCCATTGAGCGGTGTTAGTAGCACCGTGCCATTCTGAAACGCAAGGAATGGTTCGGGCAGGGAACTTCCATGCCCGGCGCGTGCAGATATAATCCTAATTGGCAAGGAAACTGTTTGCTAAACAGTCAGTAGCCGGAAACGGTGTTTCGGTTCGAGTCCGAATATCTGCGTTTATCCTTATCTCCACTTAGTCGGGTGCTACTGCAATAGTTCCGGTCGATGGGAGACTTATGGATGGTAGCGGCATTATTGGTAACAGAAAACCCTTCCGTGATTAGAAATTGCAGATTTGAAAGCGGTTGGCATGGTTTGATCTGACAGGGTTCGATTCCCTGTGCCGCTATTCGAAGTTGGTATTTACGCAAAATAGTGTGTAGGTATGATAAAAACATTGTGGAATATTTATATCAGACAAAAGACACGGAATCTCACGAGGATTCCGATTTTTGCTATGATTGGGGGCGTAAGAACGTGTGATTTTTGTCGGAATAAAAAGAAAATCATTGATGGTAAAGGAAATTTAGTTCTTTTTGGAGCTGAAAATAACATGATTTTCGACAATAGCGATGGAAAAGAGGTTGCAGGAGCCGTAAAAATTAATTTTTGCCCTATCTGCGGTAGAAAGTTGGTGGAAGAATGAAACATCAAAAAGAATGGCACACTTGCGACAGGTGCGGTGCTGAAATAGAAAAGCCTAAAATATGGTACGACCGAATGTTCCCTTATCTAAGAACCGTAAATTTAAAAAGACCTATGCGTTTCAGAGAAATATTTGCAGAAATTGAACAAGGGAGAATAGAACCGGTTATAAGTAGAGACGGTATAGACAGTATTATATTGGACGAATACTATTACACAAAGACAAAGCAAATTGACTTATGCCCTAAGTGCAGGAAAGATTTTGAGAGGTTTATGAGGAATGAGAAGAATTAGAGAAACATTACATTGTCTGCGCTTAGATAGCAGAATAAGGCACAATATAAGATATGCACAAAGACAATGGTTCTTTTCGTACTTTAAGCACTTTAGAAAAGATTTAAACATGCCATTACCCAATAGCATCAAGCAAGCAAGAGGAATATCGAAAACTATTTTAGAAAGAGGGTATATGCAAGACCTTGTACATGATTCTGTAATGCGTATTAGATATTCGAGGAGATGCAATACTCGTGTGTGCAGGGCTGCTAGGAATGATTAGTGAGGTATGAGAAATGTTTGTTAATATGGGAACCCAAACCTATGAAATGAGCCGCAAGCAGGCAAAAGCTATCCTTGGAACGGCTAAGAAACTTGCAAATTGCAACATATACGGCATTGAAAAAGGTAATGTGGTGATTATGCTGAATGAAAAGTATGAGGACGATATGAGCCTTAAAAGAGCCATAGAGGAGTATAAAAAGAAAGGGTTCAAGGTGTATTGGAAATGAAAATAATTAGAAATGGCGATTTGAGATACGAAAGAAAGCCTTTACAGTTTGAGTGCAAGAATTGTAAAACCATTTTTGAAGCGGAAAAGACTGAATATCAATATTGCGGAAATCAAATAGAAGGTGACAACTACAAGTGTGAATGTCCGTTGTGCCACAAAACAGTATATTACAGCTAAAACGATATTACCGGCTACAGATTGATTGTAGTCGCTAACCTAGAAAAATTATAGGCAGAGGTCAAGGCACTTCTGCTTTTGCGGAGGTGCTTTTTATTTGGCTTCAAAGCAGTTAATCAATGCAGTAAATGGATATGAAAACTACATACAGAGAAAAGGCGTTGATGAACAGGTAATAGATGCCCTTTTGAAAGCGTGCAATGTGGCAATTCGGACGGAAAAAGACGTTGACTACGGATTGACTATAACCGAAAGAACAAAGGCTTTAATCAATGAATTTACGCAGAAAAATGCGGGCGGTAGCATATGGGAACTTGAACGATATGCGCAGAATCACGACATTAAAGGCGGATACAAACTTGTGGATCAGTTCTATGAAGTCTTGCGGTTAGAGAGCTTTTATCGTTTTGAGAGCTTCATCTACTTTATGGAGCGAAAAAGGAATTGGAGTAAACGGTTTTATTATCCACGCCGCAAGACGCTGAATATAGTTGCCCAAGATCTTGAAGATTTGGAAAACCGGAAGATTAAATTTTACGGATTATCAATGCCATCGCGTGTAGGTAAATCGACTATCTGTATTTTCTTCCTTGCGTGGGTGGCATTGCGCAGACCGAACAGTCATAGTGCTATGGGTGGTCACTCCGGTATTTTGGCAAAAGGATTTTACAAAGAACTGATGAATCTTTTTACCACAGAAGAATATACGTTTGCGGAACTTTTTGCTTATTGGCATCCGGAATACGCAAACGCAGCACTTCCAACGGACAAAAGTGCTGATGAATTTACAATTACGCTTGGAGATCCGGACAGATTCGCAACCGTAACGTGCCGTGGTATTGATGGAACATGGATAGGAGCGGTCGATGTTTCGAAAGACGGATATTTGTATGTCGATGACTTGGTTCGTGATCGAGAACATTCATTAAGTCCTACTCGAATGGAAAACACGTACCAAGAGTACCTAAACAAGATGGTTGACCGTAAGAATGACGGTGCAAGAGAATTGATGGTTGGTACTCTTTGGAACGTTTTAGATCCATTGGAGCGAATGAGAAAGCAATATGAGCATGATCCGCAATACCGATTTCGTAAGATTCCGGCACTTAATGAAAATGACGAAAGCAATTTTGCGTATGAAATCAACGGATTTTCCACGGAATACTATCGGGATATGCGAGATAAGCTTGACAATGCCGAATGGATGGCTAAGTTTATGCAGCAACCATATGTCCGCGAGGGATTGCTTTATACCGATTTAAGATTATTTAACGGAATCCTACCGGACGGAGATTTCCGGCGCATCGGAGTTGTGGATGTTGCCTGGGGCGGCGGCGATAGCTTGTCAATGCCGATTGGGGCAGAATATGAAAACGGTGATGTTTATATTTACGATTGGGTATTCAACAAAGGTCCGAAAGAGGTAACAATCCCTCTTGTTGTTGGACGAATTATCGGGAATGAGATTCGGCAGACAAGATTTGAGGGGAATACTGGTGGAGATCTGTATTGCCAATATGTAGATGAAAAGCTGCAAGCACAGGACTATAAATGTTCATGCACAAGCAGAAAGGCACCAAACAAGGTTGAAAAGTTATCAAAGATAATAGCATATTCCGGGGATGTTAAGAGAAAATTCATATTTCTTGATACGCACCGCCCGACACAGGAACAAATGAAGAAAGATTCAGATCTTGGAGTAACAAGATATTACAGAAATGACGAATATCAAGCGGCTATGGATGAACTCTCTATGTTTGTAAGTATTGGTGGTAATGAACATGACGATGCGGCAGACGGTTTAACCCAGCTTGAAATGTTTATAGAGAACCCAAACAATACCGCAAAGGTAGAAGCGGCAGTAAACCCATTTAGGAGGTATTAGGATATGACAACAGACAAATATCTTTCACAGATAAGCAGAATTGACCATGCGATTGCAAATAAGCTGGAAGAAATCAAAAGGCTATCCGATATGGCAACATCTATATCCATATCCCCGAAAGAGGTGGATGTGCAATCATCCGGCAATCCCGACAAGATGGGGGGCGCGGTATCGAAAATTGTTGATTTACAGAATGAGATCCAGACGCTTGTAGATGAATTGGTTGATAAAAGACGGATTATCATATCGCAAATTGACAGTATGGATAATACAGATGTATATATCGTGCTTTCATCACACTATGTCAATGGAAAAGATTGGAACCTGATTTCCGTTGAGATGAAATATTCCTACAGAAACATTATGAAACTTAGGAAAAGAGCATTGCAGGAGTTTGAAAGACGTTATGGACAACTTTATTCTGAAAAGAGTGCATAAAAGTACACAATAGTTCACACTCTTTCACAACATTTCCTAAAACTTGCATGATATACTAAAAGAGTAGAAAAACAAATTTCTACAACCCCAAAAACATATAACCCGTAAAAGACACTGTCAGAAATGGCGGTGTTTTTTATTTACAAGAAAGAGGTTGCTATGAAAAAAGTAACTATATATTGCCCGGATTGTGGAAGAATTGCCGGACATTATGATGGGAGATCTACGATAGATCATCCGTGTAAATGTAAAAAATGCAATCATATTGTGATTTATCGCGTGGCAACAGACAAAATTGAAACGAAGCCAATACCGAAACGCGCTTGCAGTAGTGGAGTTTTATTTATATGAATACACAGTATTTTCATGACCTTGTAAAAGGCAGATACGGAAGAAAAATTGCATATGCTAACGTAGAACAGATTACGGCAGACAATATCGTGAATGTTGTCGGAAACTGCATTGGTGCATTTTATTTCAACAAGACGATCATTCGTTATCTGTGGAACTACTACAAGGGCGATCAGCCTGTATTGTACCGAACAAAGGTACAGAATGCGGATATAACCAATAAGGTATCTGAAAACCATGCCTATGAGATTGTTCAATTCAAGGTTGGTCAGACTTACGGTGAGCCAATTCAGCTTATCAGTAGGAAAGACGATGAGCGTATAAACAATGCGGTTGATGAATTTAACGATTATCTGACCGATGCTAATAAGCAGGAAAAGGACATTAAGGCAGGAGAGTGGCAATCAGCAACCGGAACGTCGTTTAAGGCAGTGCAGATTACAAAAAATGAAGATATGCCATTTAGAATTGTTGCACCGACACCAATGAATACGTTTGTTATCTACAGCCAATCCACAGAAGAACCACTTTTAGCAATCCAAGAGCTTAAGGATGCCGATGGACAGATGTATAAACTCTGCTACACGGACTCTTACGAATGCAAGATTGTAAATGGAAAGGTTCGAGATTGGAAACTGCATGGCTTTGGCGGAATCCCAATTGTTGAGTTTCCGAACAACCATGAGCGCATTTCTGATATTGAGCTTGTGATCGGGCTATTGGATGCAATCAATACAATGCAGTCAAACCGAATGGATGGCGTTGAGCAGTTTGTTCAGTTTTGGATAAAGTTTGTAAATTGCGACATTGACCCGGAAACCTTTGAAAAAATGAAGATTTCCCATGCGCTGACGGTAAAATCCAATAATGAGCAGAATAAATCAGATGTTGACATTATGACACAAGAGCTGAATCAAACAGAGTGCCAAGTTGCAAAGGATGATTTGTGGGATAATGCACAGTCCATTCTTGCTATACCGACAAGAGAATCGCAAAATTCTGGTGGTGATACACAGGGGGCGGTATCTTTAAGGGCAGGATGGGACTTCTCTAAAACCAGGGCTAAACAAAAAGACCCGATAATAAAAACATCGGAAAAGAGATTGGCTAAAGTAATATTAAACGTAATAAGAATTAAAGACCATGATTTAGGGCTTACGGCAAGAGATTTTGATGTTCAAATCAACCATAGTCCTCTTGATAATTTATATACAAAAACGCAAGCACTCGATCAAATGTTAAAAGCTGGAATAAATCCAAGAATAGCAGTATCTACTTGTGGATTATGGGGAGATGCCGAAAAAGTATTTATACAATCAAAGCCATATTTCGATGTTTTGTATAAAACAGTAGATATGGTAAAAAAAGAAAATGAGAATACAAAAAAACAAGAACCGACAAGCTAATTCCTATCGGTTCTTGTTTTTACATAATCAGTTAAAATACTAACCATGAGATTGTTAAGAGAGCGAATTTCTTCTTTTGCAATAATCTCAAGAGAAGATTTAAGCTTCTTTTCCATAACAATTGTAGTTTTAACTTTACTTTCTGAAATTTTTCCTTGCGGCATATTATCACCTCTTTTTGTGTAGTATAAATTACCATCAAGTAATTGTCAAGTAACTTGCAAGTTGCTAGCAACTATGATATAATACATGTAAAGGAGATGATTATATGCCAGATAAGAAAATGGCAAGACATGTTACACATGGGTTGACAGGTAAAAGAGTTTATAAAACTTGGGAAAGCATGAAAGCAAGGTGCTACAATCCTAATGATGGGAAGTATGAGAAATACGGTGGGAGAGGGATTAAAGTATGCGAGGAATGGTTAGGGAAAGACGGGGCGAGGAACTTTGCGAAATGGGCTTACGAAAATGGTTTTGATGAAAATAAACACCAAAAAGAACAAAGTATTGACCGGATAGATGTAAATGGTAATTATGAGCCAAATAATTGCAGATTTACAGATGCAAAAATCCAAGCTAATAATAGAACAAATACTATCTTTCTTGAATATCAAGGAAAGACAAAATGCTTACAAGAATGGGCAGATGAAGTAGGAATATCAGAATCAACTATTCGTTGGAGATTGAATAACGGGTATTCAGCAGAAAAGGCACTGACTACCGAAGTAAAGAAAAATTCAAACGCAGGTAAGAGGTATTTGACATACAAAGGAGAAACAAAAACAGTTTCTGAATGGGCGAAGCATCTAGGATTTGACCCTAAAGTATTATATTCAAGAATAAAACGAGGGTGGTCAACAGAAAGAGCTTTAGAAACCCCAACTGGTGCCGACAAGTGGCATAAAACAAAATAATAAATTTGAAGATAAGACAGTCACCGAATAATCGGCGGCTGTTTTTATTTTATAAATTTTGCACCTATGCGTGAAATAGGAGAAATCACAAGTTGAGCAACCAACGTAAAAAAGCGTAGTGAATCGGAGGTAATTTATGACAAGGGAACAGGCAAAACAAAATCTTATCGCTATCGGAGTGGCAGAGCCTACGGATGAACAGGTAAGCAATTATCTGAATCAAGTCAATGGCGAAACAAAGAAAGAGAAAGACAGAGCCGATGGCTACAAGGCTAAAGCTGACACAGCAGATGGTTTACAGAAACAGCTTGACGAATTGCAGGCTGGAAATCTGACAGAGCTTGAAAAGGCAAATAAGGCATTAGACACAGCTAATCAGCAGATCGCAGAATTGCAGAAAAATAATGCTATTAGAGATTTGCGCGAAAAAGCTATGACCGATTTCAAAGTAACCGCAGAACAGGCAAAAGCAATTGTAAAAGAAGATGGCAGCTTTGATACAGCCGAACTTGGAAAGATTATGTCCGAAAAAGAGACCGCTGCAGCACAAGCCAAGGAACAGGAGATTGCAAAAGGCAGTACAAATCCGGGCGGTGGCACGGCTGGCGGCAATAAAGATAACGAAAAGACAGCGGATGTTGAAAATGCTGAAAAGATTACTTTTGGAAGCAATTCAGCTACCGCAGAAGCAAAAAATCATTATGTAATTTAGGAGGTAAAAATCATGGGTAAGCCTATTGAAAGAGATTTTACTCAAGAACTTGGTATTTTAAAACATTTCCCTTATCTGGGAGCCGCTTGTATTGTTCCACAGACAATGGTAACAAGCGCAGATGCAAACGGAAGAAAGATCGTAAAAGGTGGAACACCATTCCCATCCAACGATGAAAGCTGTGTCGGTTATCTGCTTAATGATGTTGACGTAACGATGGGTGATGCACCGGGAACTTACGTTTACGCGGGCGATATCGACAATGCGAAACTTACAAAGAACGGAGTAACTGTTGAGGAAACGGCAAAAGCCAAAACCCCAAGAGTTACTTTTTTTGATTAAAGAAAGAGGTGTAAATTATGGCATTACCATTAGCAGAAGCATTTACCGCAAGAAGTCTCGGTGTAATGTGGAATAACTATGAAAAGACTTTAGGTTCTCAACCTTATCTCGGCAGACAGAAATTTGGTACAAGAAAGCAGGAGAGCCTTGACCTTAGATTTATTAAGGGAAAGAGCGGTCTTCCGGTTTCACTGAAAGCATCTAACTTTGATGCACAGGCAGAGTTGAGAGATGTTGGCGGTTTCTCTGATATCCAAAACGAGATGCCTTTCTATCGTGAGTCCTACATGGTAACAGAGAGAGAGGAGCAGGAATACGACAATTACAGAAATGCAGAGAACACTTCTCTTGCAAATGATGTACTTCGTGAGATCAGCAAAAAGCCTATGATGCTGATCGAGGGCGCGAGAGTCGTACCAGAGAGACAGATTTGGAGCTTGCTTGCACCGGCTGACGGTGTACCGAAGATTGATGTAAATATCGGAAAGAAGAAGTACACAGTCGAGTACACCTCAGATGCTGGCGAAGCACACAAGAAAGATCACTTTGTTGAGATTTCAGGTGAAGCCGATAAGTGGAACGTTCCGGCAACGGCAACACCGCTTGATGATCTTATAGAGACAAGACGTAACTTTGCTAAGAAAACCGGATATTCTCTTACAAGATTCAGTATGAACACAGAGACATGGGAAATGGTATTAAAGGCAGAGGATACAAAGAAACAGGTTCTCGGTATTACTGCATACACAGGCGGTATTCGTTTACAGCAGTCGCAGGTAACTGAATATCTGCGCGGCTACGGAATTGAGATCGAGGTATACGATAAGTTATACGTTGATCCGGCTGACGGTCAGACAAAATACTTTATTCCAACAGGAATTGTATCTTGTCAGTGTGCCGGAGTTTATCTTGGTGACTATGTATTCGGAAAGACACCGGAAGAGAGAAGCGGAAGTCTTACAGACGGAAACCTTTCTATCGTAGAAACCGGAATTGCGGTTTACACATATGCTACAAACCATCCAATCAATACTCACTGCGTAGTATCCATGATCGGACTTCCAACATTTGAGGGAATGGACAGCGTTGTTGTAATGAAAGTTATGTAGGAGGTGATCCAGCGTGGTAGCAACACACACAATTAAATGTGGTGGAAAATGGTACAAGGCAGGAGAAAAAATGCCGGAGAGTAATTCTCCGGTATCTTCCGTTGGGTATACAAAGACCGAAATTAACAGAATGAGTACCGCAGACTTGCAAAAACTTGCCGCAGAGCAGGGAATTGAAAACGCACAAGCGACAAGCGGTGCGGAACTGAAAGAAATTCTGATTGCAAAATTTAATCTGTAGGAGATCGCTTATGTCATACACACTTGTCGAACAGGTAAAAATTCGTTTAAAACAATTTCATATAGAAGAGGTAGAGGACGAAACAACCGGGGAAAAGTCCGATAAAGTTGTGTTTGATGAAAAAGAATGTAACCCTTTGATTGAACAGCTTTTAGAACAGGCAAGAAAAGAGATTATCAGCAGACGGAACTATCCGGACACATACACGCAAGACCAGATTGACAGTGATGTTAAGAACTATGAAAACATTATGGTTAATTTGGCAGTGTACGACCGGTCGCAGGCAGGAGAAGCATACATGGCAAGTTTCTCCGAAAACGGTGTGAGCCGTACATGGAAAGACCGTGAAAGCCTTTTTGTCGGAGTGTTTCCGTTCGTAAAAGCAATGTAATTAAAGAAGATTGAGCGTGACCATATTGCCGATGTCGGTAAAATGGTTGCAGGCGGCGCACATTAAGCGGTGGTGGGAAGTGCGCAAAAAGGAGATTCAAATGAAAAGTATTTTGATTCAAACTTATCTTGTGGCACTTCCGATAGTGCTTGGATATATAGTTTGGCTTCTTAAACAACAAAAGAAAAGCAGGGATGCGAACAGCAAAGGAACAATGCTCCTTTTGCGTGTCCAGCTTATTGAATACCATCAAAGTACACCAGAATCGGAGAAATACCGTCATATGCCTATCAGAACTTCTGTGAGATGTATGATGCGTATCATGCGTTAGGTGGAAATGGAATGGTTACGAAAATGAAACATGAAATTGAAGAGATTCATATAGGGAAAGGAGATAAGAGCCATGAGGAATTGGAAGGATTGGACTAAGAAAGCCGGAATCCGAGCAATCAAGACTGTTGCACAAGCGGCGATTGCCGGAATTGGAACGGCGGCATTTATGGGCGCGGTGGATTGGAAATATGTTCTTTCTGCATCAGTACTTGCCGGAGTGTTATCGCTTCTGACAAGTGTTGCCGGAATCCCAGAGGAAAACACCAATGCTTGACATTAACAAGCAGGAAATGAAATATTCGCAATCCGGTCAGAGGGTATTCATTCCACAAACTGACGAAAATGGAGATATTGTCTATGAAGGGTACAAGGATTCCGATGGAAACTTTGTACCTTATTTAGATTCCGAAGGCAACAAGATTCCAAAAGGCGAGGAAGTTGAAGGGTTTTCAGAACCTACGACATTCCGAGCCAATATCAGCAATAAGTTGTCAGAAGCCCTTGTGAAAGAATTTGGAATTGATGATAGTACATCATACTGTCAGCTTGTCACGGATAAAGGATATTTGCCACTGAAAGCCGGTGACGTTGTGTGGAAACGTTCGGAAGTCAAACGCACTGATGATGGACTTGTGGATTCAGAAACCGCAGATTACATCGTAAAAGGCGTTGCCGATGAAGGACTGACCACGGATTTATTTCTTCTTCGGAAGAATATTAAGTAGGTGGTCGCATGGTAAAGAAAACTATTTCAATGACATTATCCTCTAAATCCATACAAGACGCCATAAAGGAATTAGAAAAGTACCGCGATAGTTTACAGGCTAAATGCGATTTACTTGTTTCTAGGCTTGCACAGATAGGTCAGACGGCGGCAATAAAACACGTATCGGAATCCCCATTAGGAAACACGATAACGGTAAGGGTTGATAAAGCACCGCAGCTAATGACCTCGAACGCAATTTTGATTGCAACGGGAAAAACGGTAACGTCAGAAGACCGCGAACCATTCTATACGTTGTTGGCTGTGGAGTTTGGAGCAGGAATTTTTTACAATTCCGAAGATAATCCAAAAGCACCGGAACTTGGATTCGGTGTCGGCACGTATCCGGGGCAAATACACGCTTTTGAAGATGGTTGGTACTATTGGGACGATAAGACCGAAACATGGCGTTATACCCACGGTATCAAAGCCACAATGCCTATGTATAATGCGGAACAACAGATTATTCAACAGTATGTAAAGATTGCAAGGGAGGTATTCGGTGGAAAATGAGTTAAACAGTTGGGCGCTTGATTTTGAAGATACCTTATGTTCCCTTTTGAAATCATACATGGAAAGCAAGGTAAGAGGAATTAAGGTGACGCAAGATGAAGAATCGGGCGGTACCGCAACATTTCCGACGCTTTTAGTCAGACAAATCGGTGTCACAGAAGCCGGACGAACGAATGAAGCAAAGACAATCAATGCAATTCGCCCAACATTTCAGATTACAATTACAAACAAAGGTTCAAGAAAAGCAACTAAGGACATCGCAGCATATGCGGTGTCTTTTTTTAAGCAACAAAGTTTTGAAGTATCAAATGTAATCATAACAATTTCCAAGCAAGTGCGGACAATTACTTTCCGCGCAACTCGCGTAATTGGAAACGTTGAGCATTTAGATCAGCTATAAGCAGAAAGGAAGTAGAAAATATGGCATCAACAAGCTATAGAACACGTGTCATTGTAAAAGAGCACACGGAAAAACAGGCTGACTTTGCAGGAACATACAATCTTTTGGTTGCGGCTAAGTCAGTTCCAAGTCCTGCATCACCACCAAACACTGTTGAGTCGACCACAATGGAAGATGACCAGCAGACTTTTGAAAAAGGAATTAAGACTTCTGATTCAAGAGAAATCACAGGAAACCTTGAAAAAGAATATCTTTCAAAGGTGGATGGATATGGAGATAAAAAACTTGATATTATCCATCTGTATGGAACGGACGGTATTGGCGGCGTAGCGAAGTACGCATATGTAGGAACCGCAACTGCCACACCTAACGATGTAGGTGGAAACGATGAAATCCTTGAAATGACGGTAACAGTTATTCCAAGTACAGCATCAGAGCTTGTTACAGATAAGCTGACTGTCGTTGATAATAACGATGGCACATTCACTGTAACAGTGGTGGGGTAAAAAGCCTATCGGACGAGCAATCGACCGCACCGGTAGGCGAGGATGAACGGTCGATAGCAGAACTTGAAGCAATAAGATAAGCAACAATGGGGCGGTGGCAACACTGCCCCTTGCCAATATAGGGCAGAAAGGCAAGGTAAAGCATGAAAGTTAAATTAGGTGGAAAAGAATATACAATTCAGTTTGCAACAAGACCATCGTTAAAATCACATATCTTACAGGATATTATGAAGACGCAGGACATGGAAGATATTTCTTCTATGGAAGATATTCTTCTTGAAACACTTCCTAAGACACTTCTTGTAGGATTGCAGATGCATCACAATGACGAATTTGGATATGATTACAAAACAAACGAAGGCTACGATGAGCAGCTTGAGAAGGTGTCTGACATTCTCTATGAAGCGATTGACACAAACGAGATTAACTGCATGGATTTATTCGCTGATATGCAGGAGGAAATGATGACAAACGGTTTTTTAGCACAGATGATGGAGTCGTTGGAGAGAGCACAGGCACAGGAGAAGAAAAAGACCCCATCCAAAGCGAAAGTCAAGAATTAACATGGGAATATTACGTTGCGGAAATCCGTCCGTTTTACCTTATGGTAACGAAAGGCTACGGATTTTCCGTTGATGATATAGATATGATGAATCCAGAGTTACTTAAGCCTTATGTGGATGCATATAAGACAGAATGGAAGCAACTCGATATGGAAATGTATATGTGGTTCGGCAGATATGCAACGTCAGCATTTGTGACCGCAATAGACGCGACATTCGGCAAGGGTAATAGTAAGTACGTGAAAGAAACTTGCTATGATTCTATTGAAAAGCATAATACGGACGATCCCGATGCAGAGATGCGAGAAATGCTTAAGGCAGAAGAAGCATGGGCGGCTGAATCAAGGAAATCACATTTACCAAAGCCAAAGATAGTTTAAGAAAAGAGGTATTGCTATGGCAGTAATTATCGGAAGTGCTAGGCATGATGAACATGGAAATTGCTATTCTGGTGGGAAAGCCGGAGACCAGACCGGACAGGAAGTGTCTACGCAGAAGTTTTATAACCATTCTAAAGGATGGTACGTGCTAAGGGCGAAGGACGATAGGGTTGCGGAGAAGTTAGCCGAAGCTATGCAGATTGCGTGTGATAACAAAAATATCGGCTATGACCAATCGGAACGCTACGGAGTCATTAAACATGGCATTAGCGCAAAGGTTAAGACGGAATGCGATTGTTCTTCTCTTGTACGCGCTTGTATTATCCATGCATTCGGGAAGGATGTAGGAGATTTCAATACTGCAAACGAAAGAATCATTCTTTTGAAATCCGGCTTGTTTACCGATGCTGGTTCTTACCGAATCGGAGAACTGCTTTACAACGGGGACATTCTTGTGACGCGTACAAAAGGTCACACTGCAATCGTTGTAAGTGGAGCAAAGAAAAATGCAAGCAAGTATTATTCGATGTATACCGGAAAATCTGGATCAATCGTTGAAGCATTAAAAGCGGTTGGGGAAGATGATGTGTCAAAAGAACATCGCGCGGAAATCGCAAAAAAGAACGGATTTTCCAATTTTAAGTTTACATCAGAGGAAAATTCAAAAATGATTTCTCTTCTGAAAAAGGGAAAACTGAAAAAGTAATTCAAGGGCGGTAGGGGTCAAATCCTACCGTCTTTTTAACCGGCTATCAATGTGGAAGATAGCCGCTAACCTAAAAAAGTTATAGGAAGTTGGTGGATAAATGGAATTAGAGTCTCTTGAAATAAAAATCCAAGCGCAGGCGCAACAGGCAAGCGATCAGATAGATGCGCTTGTGACAATGTTTGGGAGATTATCTTCCGCGCTTTCTGAACTTAGTACCGGAAATCTGAATAGTCTTTCCACAGGGGTAAACCGACTTGCAGTGGCAATGACGGCAATGCGTGGAATTGATACACGGACTTTTTCTGCGGCTGCAAGAAATGTAAGCAAATTAGGCTCTATCAACAGCAAGCAGATTAATGCTGCGGCTGGTTCTATGCGTCAGATTTCCAATGCATTAAAAGGGATTTCTGGAATGTCGGCATCCGTTAAGGGTCTGACCGACCTTGCATCTGCAATCAAACAGCTTGGCTACCAGAGTTCCACCAAGGCGATTGAAAATATCCCGAAACTTGCCACGGCAATGCGACAGCTTATGTCCGAATTGTCGAAAGCCCCTAGCGTAAGCCGGAATATTATTGACATGACAAATGCATTGGCAAAATTATCACGTACCGGTGGAGCGGCAGGAACAGCGGCAAAAAGCATCACAAGCTCATTTAGCGGATTTAGTTCCGGTGCTTCTGCGGTTACTAAGAAGTCTTTCTCTCTTGCGTCTGCAATCGGAAAAGTGTATGCAACGTATTGGACGCTATTCCGAGGATTTAGGCTACTTGGAGATGCTATTGATATATCATCCTCACTGACAGAGGTTGAGAACGTTGTAAGGCAGACATTCGGGCAGTATGAAAGCCTAATTAACAATTTCGCAAAAACATCAATTGAAAAATTTGGTATGTCCGAGTTATCTGTAAAACAGTTTGCAAGCAGATTTCAAGCAATGGGCGTTGCAATGGGATTCTCGCAAGGAAAAATGACGGATATGTCAATCAATCTTACGAAGCTGACCGCAGACATGGCATCGTTCTATGATGTGGCACAATCAGACGTAGCTGAGGACTTGGAATCTATCTTCACCGGACAGACTCGTCCATTGCGTACCTACGGCTTAGATTTAACCCAAGCAACACTTAAGGAATGGGCGCTTAATCAAGGAATTGAAGCTAACTTTAAAACCATGACACAAGCTGAAAAGGCTATGTTGAGGTATCAATATGTCATGGCTAATACAGCGGCGGCGCAAGGGGACTTCAAGAGGACGCAAGATAGTTGGCATAACCAGATAACCATGCTTAAAGAGAATTTCAAAGCACTTGGAGCGGTTGTTGGTGGTGGTTTAATCAATGCATTTAAGCCGTTTATCAAGGTACTCAATGCGGTTCTGCAAAAGGTGATTTCCTTTGCGGAAATGGTAACAAATGCTTTAGGTTCAATCTTCGGATGGAGATATGAAGCAAGCAAAGGAGCAGGGATCAGCGGTCTTGCTGATGATATTGGAAGCGCATCTGACGGCATGGACGATTTAAGTAATGCCGCAGGAAGCGCAGGGAAAAACACGGGTGGTATCGCAAAAAATGCCAAGAAAGCAAAAAAGGAAATCCAACAGGCAACTCGTGCATTTGATGAATTGAAGGTTATTTCAAAACAGAGTAAAGACAAGGGTTCCGGTTCTGGCAATAAAGGTTCTGGATCTGGTTCAGGTGCTGGTGGTTCTGGTGGTGGAGATATCGGAAAACTGGTTAAGACAGACACAATTTACAAGGATTTCGTAAGCAACATCAAAGACCTTGAAGGACTTGGAATTGAAATAAGAAAAGCCCTTGTAAAAGCCGTTGGTGGCATTGAATGGGATAAAATATACGCTAAAGCGTCCGGATTTGGAACAGGACTCGCAGAGTTTCTTAATGGTTTGTTTTCAGAAGATAAAAAGGGAAATAGCGTATTTACTGCAACCGCAGATGTGATTGCAGGAGCGTTGAATACTGCAATATTCGCATCAAAAGGATTTACGGATAAATTTAAGTTTGAAACATTTGGCAATAACATAGCACATGGATTTAATCGTTTTTTCAAAAAATTCAAATGGAAAAAGTGCGCAGAAGCTATCAATGGATGGGTTGATGGTTTTTGGAAGTTTGTTCACGGCTTCTTTGATGATTTGAGTTGGAAAGATATTTTTAATGGATTAAAAACATTCCTAACAAATTTAACACCAAAGAGTTTGGCTACAATTCTCATGTTTTCTGGTGGAAAACTTGCGCCTATAGTTTCATCTGCGCTTTGTTCCATACTTGGGTTTACGAGCGGAGGAAAAGGCGGAAAAGGTGGAAAGACTTTCAAACTCAATGGTCTTGGATTGGCAGCGTTTATTGCAACTATAGGTTTTCAATTGTCTGAAAAAAAGACAGATTTTACATCCTCCGTTGCAGAAGCATTGGCGGCTGGTGGAGCGGCATTTTATATGTCGGGCGGAAATCCGTATTTTGCGCTTGCCGGAGTAACGGTTTCAGTTGGAATTTCGCTTGGAAAGTTTTTTGTTGAAAAAAGCGATAAAATGAAAAAAACAATAAAGGACTTTAAGAAAAAAGTTGACTTGATGCTTGGGAAAAAGGTTACAGTAACCGGATGGGATGGAAAAAAGAAAACGCTTAAAGTTCCAAAAAGCCAAGAAAAAAATAAGGTCAAAAAAAATGCTTATCCTTCAGATGATGAGTCCAAAAAAAGATTGGCTGAGAATACGGATTGGTATAGAAAACAAAAAGAAAAAAAAGAAGCAGAAAAGAAATCAACAGCGGGGATGCCGGATGAAGCGCGCAGGTTTGCGAATACGCAAAAAAGAAATGCAAGGGTAAGAGCGGAAAATAAGAAAAAAGTTGTATCCAACCGTCCAATTTCCGGAATTTCTTCTGTGGTAAGCGAGTATGCAAAATCAAAGCCGCAGAAAATAAAGCTAAAAGCAGAAATAATATCTGCTGATGACAAAATTAAAAACAAAAAACTAAAAGGATTTACGGCAGGATTAGAAAAGGGGAAGGACGGAATAAAACTAAGCGATAAATCGTTAAAGAATTTTACAGCAAATTTATCGAAAAACAAAGATGTTATTCCAACCAAGAATAAATCTTTAAACAATTATCTTGCAAATATATCCAAAAATAAGGACAAGATAAAGTCAAGTGATAAAACACTGGCAAATTACACGGCTAGTTTAACAGGAAACAAAGATAAAATACCAGATAAATACAAAAGGATAAGCAATTACACTGCGGAACTTATTGCGAATAAGGACAAGATTAAAAGAAGTGATAAGACATTAAATCACTTTACAGGCACTCTCACGAGGGTAACTGATAATATAAAGCCTGCAAACAAAAGACTTGGTGGATTCACTGCGCTCATAACCTCTTTTGTGAATAGAATTAAAAATGCAGTGTTAGACTTTACGGCTAGACTTACAGGAAAGAGTACAAAGAAAGCTGATGGCGGTGTATTCTCCGGCGGAAGTTGGAAACCGGTTAAGAAATACGCAGTCGGTGGATTGCCAAACATGGGACAGATGTTCGTTGCGAGAGAAGCGGGCCCGGAACTTGTCGGTACGCTTGGTGGCCATACGGCAGTTATGAATAACGATCAGATTGTTTCATCTGTTTCTTACGGAGTTGCACAGGCTGTAAAGGAAGTTATTCAGCCACTTTTAAAGACAAGTGTAGGCAATAATCGACCGATTCAGATTTCACTTGACGGAAAAGTTATCTTTGATAGCACACGACAAAGCGCACAAGAGTATTTTAATCGCACCGGAATATCACCATTTCCGGTATAAACATAGACATTCTGATTCCCTTGTGGTATAGTCAATGTATCACAAGGGAAAGGGGCGTTATTATGAAGCGAACAAAAAGAATATTGGTAGCAATGGGGTTAGCGTTTGCCGTTTTGATTTCGGCTATGCCAATCCAAAATGCATATGGGAAACAGATTGTTGCGCAGGCGGCAACTATCAAATTAAACAAGAAAGCAATTTCGCTTGATGTTGGGAAAACACAGAAATTGAAAGTTGCCGGAACAAAAGCAAGAGTTAAATGGAGTTCAACCGAACCAAGCATTGCAAAGGTAGGTAAAAGCGGAATTGTTACAGCAGTATCATCCGGAACGGCAACGATCAAAGCTAAAGTCGGAAAGAAAGTGATTTCTTGCAAAGTAACCGTGAAAGAGAAAATCAACAGACTTGCATACGAAGATTCGAGCATTAGGGTTTACTTTACAGGGCTAAAGAAGGGAACATACCCGGACGAACTTATAGCTTGCTTGACAATCGAAAATATTACAGACAATAATATTACGGTTAATTCTGACACATCATCAGTAAATGATGCTATGGTAGAAGGAACGTTATATCAAGATCTATCTCCACATAAAAAAGCCTATGTAACGTGGTGGACAATGGATGATAACATTGTGAGTTTACAAATAAAGAATATTGACAACATACAACTATCCCTAGTTGTCTGGAATGAGGACTCGGAAGATTCCGACTACTACGTGACAGATTCTTTTGGGTTACTAAAATGAGTTAAAGGATTTTTGGGAGGAATTTGATTATGAAACAAAGCGGATGGGGAATTGCGTCTTTAGTGTGCGGAATAGCAGGAATTTTGTTAGCATGTGTTGCGATAGGTGTAGTCCCTGCAATAATCGGTCTCGTATGCGCAATAATTGCACTTACGCAAAAATGGAAAGGGCATGGAACTGCAATTGCGGGTCTTGCTTGTTCAATAGTTGCGATAATTATTTTTATTTTTGCGGCACTTGTATTTGACGAAAGTGATTCAGACCAACCTAAAAAAGTTGAAAACAGTCGAGATGCGGAAGTATTGGACGATGAAACGGAAGAATCGACCGATTCATACGATGACTACTTCACATTAGGCGATTCGGTTGAGACTAATGACTTGATAATAACATTTTCATCTGCAAAATTAACATTGGACGATGTTGCGTATCAAAGTCCTGATGATGGAAATGCGTTTATGAAACTAGATTTCGAGTTTGAAAATATATCAGATGAAGATCAAGACATTTCTGGATATGATTTTTTTGCATACGCAGACGATTATGCTGTTGATTACATAGACAGCACATTTGACACAACGCTTAGTCCGGGTAAAAAAACTAAAGGTTCAATATATTTTGAAGTGCCTATGGACACGAATGTTTTTGACACAGAATACAGTACAAGCTATTATGGAAATTCAAAAGTAAAATTTTCAATAGTGGCAGAAGAATAAAAGTATAAGCCGTGGAAACACGGCTTATTTTAATTTCAAAATCGGATTGACACAAAATCAAAAAATAGTCTATCCTTATTACTAAGGAAACAACCTTATCCGTGAAGATGCGGATTACTTACTCGAACGCCATACTGTACGAAAGAGGAAACCAATGTGATTTCACAACCGGTTTCCTCTTTTTTATTCAGATAAAAATGTATGGAGGTAGACACGAATGAAAAAATCACAACTTATGCTTAAGATTCAAAACGGCATTGAGGTATTTGAGAATCCAATATTCGGACAGATCAGAATGGTCATGGTCGATGATGAACCGATGTTTTGCCTTGTTGATGTTTGCAGGGCATTGGAAATGTCAAACAGCCGTATTGTTGCTGATAGACTAGACGAGGATGAACGACGTAAGTTAAACTTACCCCGTCAAGGAGAAACTTGGTTTGTTACTGAATCCGGCTTATATGCGGTTATTCTTCGGAGTGACAAACCGAACGCAAAGAAGTTTCGCAAGTGGGTAACATCCGAGGTTCTTCCTACAATCCGTAAAACAGGTGGGTATGTCAATAATGATGAATTATTTATTTCTACTTACCTACCATATGCAGATGAAAACACTAAACTGATATTTTCACAGACATTAAAAACTGTTAGAGAGCAGAACGAAACCATTAAAAGACAGCAGAAAGAAATCATCCATAAGGAAGATGTTATTATCGGACTCGTTGATGATATTGACTTGGCAACTAAGAGACAGCGGATAACGCAGATTGTCCGTTTCGGTGCCGATGGAAAGTATCAAGAACGCTATTCATTGCTTTATGGAGAATTTGAAAGGAAATATCACTGCAACCTTAAATCAAGGATGGAAGGGTGCGCACTCAAGCCCAAAGTAAGAAACAAGATGGATTATATCGACAGGGAAATGGGAATGATTCCGCAGTTGTACGAAATCGCTTGCAAACTTTTTGAAAACGATGTAGAAAAGCTGAAATCTGAATGGGAATCAGTAGTAGCTTAAAACTTAAAATTTAATCAAATGGATAGCATCTACCAAACGGTAGGTGCTATTTTTATACCCATTTTTAGGAGGTAAACGATGGGATATGGCGGATATTTAGTAAAGTTTGGTAATTATACCATACCGAACAGTTTAATAAAGCAGGACACGTTTAGTTCCTATGTGAACATGCAGGACAAAGACCCATGGACGGATGAAAACGGATATGAGCATCGTGATGCCGTGGAATTGAAAGCCTTAAAGGTTGAGTTTGAAACCAAAGCCATGCTGACCGAAAAGCAGTTTGATGATTTTTGGAAGAATATCGAAAAGAACTATACTAAGGCAAAGGAGCGCGGTGGATATATCACGGCATACGTGCCGGAGAAACGCGGATATGTGACACAGTACGGATATATCGCTGATATTCAGCCAACGTTCTATTCTGTGGCACATGGGAAGATAAAATATGACGCAATCAAATTTTCGTTTGTAGGTGGTGTATATGATAAATAGCAGTTTGAAAGAAAAGTATTGGGATTCCGCGACAGATAAGCAGATGGTCATATCTGTTGTTGGAACGAACCAGAAAATAGACAATTCGATGCTTGAAATCGGTACGTTTGCGCTTGAAGAAAGTCTTTGTTCGGAGTCTGAATTAAAGTTTGGAGCGTGCGAAGCGAATTGCGTAAAATTCACAGCACGAAACACCGCAGGAAACATTATTGGAAAGACAATCTCTATTGAAGAAATGCTTGACGGAGATGGCGAAAATCCGATGCCATACGGAGTTTTTAAGGTTGCATCCGATGTTCCTACGGCTGACCGAACAAAACGGCAGATTACGGCATATGACGCTATGTATGACATTATCAATACGGATGTAAAGTCTTGGTATGCAGGACTTAGCTTTCCAATGACACTTAAGCAGTTCCGCGATAGCTTCTTTGCACATCTTGGAATTGCGCAAGTTGAAACAAGCCTTGTCAATGATTCCATGACGGTCAATAAGACGATTGTAGCCACACAGACGGACGATTCAAGTGCAGTCACAGAAGAATCCGCTATCAGCGGAAAAACCGTTGTAACGGCAATCTGTGAGATTAACGGATGCTTTGGTAATATCAACCGAGATGGCAAGTTTGAGTATGTCTTTCTGAAAGCAATCGCAAGCGCGCTTTATCCGGCAGAAGATTTGTTCCCGGCAGACAATTTATTTCCGTCTGATGCAAACACAGAGTCCATGACCGGACACTACATCACGTTTGATTACGAGGACTTTCAAAGCAAGGCAATTACGCAGCTTGAAATCAAGACAAGCAATGATAACGCCGGTGCTATTGTTGGAACTGCCGGAAACAACTATTCGATTACAGGAAACTTTCTTGTATCAGACAAGACCGGAGCGGAGCTGGAACAGATTGCAAATAACCTATTGCCGATTATGGCACAGGCAGCATATACGCCGATTAAAAGTTGCACTTGTGTCGGCAATCCATGTCTGACACTTGGCGAACCAATCCGGTTCAATACCACAAGAGAGATTGTTGAAACGTATCTGTTGCAACGCACCTTAACCGGAGTGCAAAGTAAGAGAGATTCAATCTCGGCACAGGGCACGCAGACGCACTCTGCAAAGGTTAACTCTATTAGAGACACGATTGAAAGCGTGGAAAGACGTACCGGAAAGTTAGAGAGGAACGCCGATCATCTTCAATCCACATACGAGGATTTAGAGGAACAGACAAATACCAAGTTTGAGCAGACCACAAAAAGCATTGTCGCAGAAGTCAATCGTGCACAAAAGGCAGAAGGGCAATTAGACGCATCACTGGAATTGAAGTTAGGCAGAGACGAGAACGACCAAGTTATTTCTATGATCAATGCCAGTGCTGACCAAATTGTGCTACGAGGAAACAGATTGATTGTAGAATGTAACAACTTTGAACTGGACGGTAGCGGACGAGTACATATAATAGAATCTCTGCTTTTTGACAGTGGTGAGGTATCTGGGGTAGAGATATTAGGGCATGACGGAAGAAATAATGCGTTATTGCAGAATGTTAAGTTGGACTTATTATCTGTTACTGACGCAAACGGGGAAAACTTGGCGACAGAAAGTTATGTTGACAATTCGCTGAGCGACTACGCAACCAAAAGCGAATTGCCAAGTGGGTATTTTACAGATGTAGATTATACACTTAATGATAGCTCTACAACCAAGTATTCGCCCAGACACTTTAATAAAGTGTCTGATTTTGGTTCGAGGGAAAGTACCTTGGATATCGAGGGTCTTTTGATTTCTATTCCTAGCTCCGATAAAAGGTTGAAAAATAATATACAATCATTAAGGGATATTAAAAGTGTGTATATGGCAATGTGCCCGGTTGAGTATACATGGAAATCCGGATACATCACGCAGCACACAGGCTTACAGTTTGGTTTAATTGCGCAGGATTTAGAGAAGATTTTGCAGGATGCTGGATTGTCCGATAGCGGACTTGTACTAAAAGAAGATGCCGAAGAGGATGAAAAAGCAATTCACGGAGATTCAAAGACTTGGAAAATCGACAAGGAAAATCTCCATGCAATGCACATACAGATGATCCAGATGCAGCAGAAAGAAATCGAACTTTTGCAGCAGAAAAACGAAGATCTGGAACGCAGATTATCAGCGTTAGAAAGGAGTGTGAGCCATGCAGAAAATATATAGTCGTATCAACTGGGAGAATTTTCCAAGTGAAAAAACAGCGGTAAATGAATCCAATCTTAATAAGATGGACTTGGCGATTGACAATCTGGATGATCGTGTGGTTGCTATGGATGCGTCTAAAGTTGACTTGACCAAAGCTAACGAACTTGTAAAGGAAATCCTTTGGGATGAATCCAACGGAACGCTGACGGTGGTTAAGATGAATGGTTCCAAGGCTGTGATTGACACAAAATTGGAAAAGTTGGCGGTCAACTTTAAGTACAATCCGCAAACACAACAATTAGTAATCACGCTGGACGATGGCACAACGCAGAATGTTGATTTGTCCGCTCTGATCACGCAGTATGAATTTATAGATAGCAATACCATTGCATTTGAAATTAGCAGTGACGGTAAGGTGTCCGCAATCGTGAAAGAGGGAAGTATCCAAGAAAAGCATCTGCGCCCAGATTATCTTGCAGATATTAAAGTGGAATCTGCCAAGGCAATAGCATCTGCCAAAAGCGCAGGGGTGTCCGAAACCAACGCGGCAAAATCTGCCACAGACGCAAAGGACAGCGCAGACCGGGTACAGGGAATCGAAAACGAGATTAACAAGAAACTCACAATGACAGAATTTGATGTGAATGAGGATGGAGAGTTGATTTACACGGACAATTCCGCTTATAACTTTGTTGTTGACAATGACGGAAATTTGAATTGGGAGGTGGCGTAAATGGCTATAGCAGGAAGAGTGGCAATTGTGCCAAAGGGCGATTGGAGCGCAGAGACGGAGTATAAGAGACTTGATGAGGTAACATATAATAACACAATGTTCATAGCAAAAAAAGCTGTGCCGAAGGGGACGTTACCCACAAATGCAGAATATTGGTCGAAGTCGATTGTGGGTGGTGTCGGTGCAATCGCAACGAAAGAGGATGCCGGGATTGTGAAACCGGCAGACGGACTTTCGATTGCAGAAGATGGAACCCTTAAGGTAAGCATTGATGGCACGACTCTTACAATGGATCAGGTCAACAATGTAATCAAGTTGGCAGATACCTTAAAAGAAAAAATCGGAAGCGCACTGCAACCGGAAAGTATCGTAAACAACCAGATTACGACAGTGGAAGGGTTTGCGTTGGACGCGCGGCAGGCTAATCCGGATCTGGATGGTACGCTTGCAAAGCAGATAAGTGATTTAAACGGCAGTTTAAATAATGTTGCTACTAAAAACGATATAAGTGCATTAAATCCAGCCTCTGGAATTAAACTATACAGTAATTTTCACATAGGAAAACTAGGTGCAGGATGGTATAGAATTGCAGAAGCTGTTTTTATGACCGACACTGGGTCAAAAGGTGCGGCATCGACGTTTATAGAGATCATGCTAAGACAAACGTGGAACGTTCAAGTCGGATGCTTTCATAAAGTAAAAATAATTCTTGTGCATTCCGACAAAGCCAAAATTTCTAGTTTTGGTATAGGGACATTAAATTTAACAAAAGTTAGAGTTGTTAGAAAATCTAGCATTTTATATTTTGACGTATTCAGCCGTGGGTATGATAATGAAACACAGACGCTATTGAATATCCCATTCCCCGCATATATTACATCAGCAAAAGCTTATAGTGATGCTAAAATTGTTCCTGAAACAGCTGACGGGGAAGTAATTGGTTGCAGTATTGACCTTGGAGATAGCATTATGGGTAGTTAATTTAAACTGCCGTTTAAGAAAATATATCGAACAAACATTCGAAAGTAACTTATAAACCATTTTTTATCATAGAAAGGAATTAAAAAACATGGATAAAATTATTTTAGCCAACAAAACAGAGTTCGAAATTGCCGATGGGGCAAGCCTTGGAAACATCCAGATCAAAGCCGAGAACTTCGAAGCCGTCAAGACCATCACGGATGCATTTTCTGCGGACAACCTTGCGGAAGTGACATTTACACACAATGGCGAAACATCCGGCAAGTATACCGATCTGAAATCCGATGGGTTTACATATATGCCAAACGTGGGAGAGGACGGGAAAGAAGATGGTACATACACCGTAACGGTCAGCTTGCGGACTAAGACTGAGATGGAGAAAGCCATCGATGAGCTTAAAGCCGGACATGAAGCAAACGCAGAAGCAATCCAAGAACTGGCAAACATTGCCGCAGAAAGAGAGGTGTAGGATATGGTTAAATTCTACGTGAGACGTATTCTGGTAGACAAGAAAATGACAATTGATGAAGTGCCGATGCGTTGGCGCACAAAAGTGCAAGAAGAGATTGAGAAACAGCTTTCCGCTTCTCTGCAATGACATTTTCTGTCGAAATTTGCGACCGAAAAATGTTGAAATCATGCATATTGTAGTGATACTATGGACTTGTCCGAAAGGACACTTCAAGTTCTGGTGGGGGCAAGGCTTGGCATTGGCTTTGTCCCCAAGTTGTTATTGACTATGCCGAACATACGTTCTATAATATTTGTATCGCTACATAGGGCACATGATTGGGGGTTTTGAGGTTGGGAAAAGAATACTACAAAAATGAAATCATCAAACTTATTGAAAAATGCGACAATTTGCATTGGTTAAAAACCATATATGCATACGTAAGCAACTTATTAAAATAGGAAAAGAGCCAAGGGTCTGCGCATTGCCCTTGGCTCTTTTTTACTTTTTGTCTGAAATCGTATCTACTAAATTTTCTAAGGCTGTCCAATCGCTTTCGCTTAACTTGCACAGTGCAGAAACAAGTCGATACTTAAAGTTTTCATCACCTAATCTTTGGATTTCTCCAAGCATTGCTGAAATCTGTTCGTCTTTTGATAACTCAACAAACATTTCTCCGTTTCCGGTGCGAAGCCAATCTTGATTGACATTAAATTTTTCACATATATCAAAAATTGTTCTTTCGGACGGTTTTTTTGTTCCTGTTTCAATTTGCGCTATAAAATTTCTCGAAAGACCAATTTTTGAGGAAAATTCTTCTTGTGTTAATCCTAATCGACTTCTTAATTCTTTGATTCTTTCATTCACTATTTATCCTCCTTTCATATATACTATATAACAAAAATGTCCCCTAGTCAACAAAAAAGTATTGACAAAATGTTTCTTGGGGACTATACTTTGTTTACAAGGTCAACAAAACCTTAAAATTAAAGGAAAGAGGTGAGAACATGAAAGAGATTAAATCAGCAAATGACATAATTGTTGTTCCGGTTTCTTATTTTAATGGAATGGAAAAGGAATTGCAGAAGATTCTAAACAAAGTGGATATTCACGATATGGATGTCATGGAACAGGTTCTTCATATGCGGAAGTGGCTGAAAACCAAAACCGTATATGAAGAAACAAAGAGATTATATCCTAATCTCCGTTTGGAAAATATTCATTTGCTTTTACCACAAGAAGAAGAGAGTTCTTGTGAGTGTACTGATAAAACAAACAGTGAATAGATTCTGCTGTTGTGTCGCATAGCGGATTGCCAAACGTTTCAGGAACATTTAGTTCCCAACAGAAATTATTTATATTTGCGAATGTTATATCGTTTTCGGCTAATATCTTTGCCATCTTTTCTCGGTCGCAGGATATTGTAGAAAAATCGCAAAACAAAAAGTATTTCAAATTGTATCACCTCCCTTATTTGATGATAAGGGAATTATACCACAGAAAGGAAGTGAAAGTATGGATAATTTGGTACACATTGGAAATGCGGATATTTCCATCAAAGAGTACAAAGGCGAGCGAGTGGTCACATTTAAGGACATTGACATGGTACATGAAAGACCAGACGGAACAGCGAGAAAAATATTTAACGACAATAAGAAACACTTTATTTTAGGAGAAGATTACTTCGTCCGAAATTCGGATGAAGCCAAGGGGGAATTTGGTGTAACTTCTCCGAACGGAATGTATCTTATCACAGAACAGGGCTATCTGATGTTGGTCAAGTCATTTACGGATGATTTGGCATGGGAAGTACAAAAGAAATTAGCTTCTTCCTATTTTAATGTATATTTTCGGATGCGACTTGAACATTGTAGCAGAGTACGAAATCAGATATTGCGCATGAAAGGAAGTGATTGAATGAGCGAAAAGGAAAAGAGAGTTGTCGAAAAACTTCGTGATGCCATTCCGAATATGACAGATTTTCAGAAAGGATATGTCCTTGGAATGGTAGAGAGTTCTGCTTCGAAACATAGTGAGCAGGAAGAAGAAAATAATGAAAGGAGCAAATATGGAACACAAACCACAAAAAATTGAAATCAAGCCGAGAAGAGAGGGGGAGCCGCCGTCAAGCACTCATCTTTTTGTAGATGGACATGAAATCAAAGGAATTAGAAAACTTGATTTTTCTGTAGAACCAAACGGTCTTTCACATTTGGTGCTTGATTTACAGGCATTTAATTTGACTGTTGATGCCCTTTGCTTGATATATCAGGAAAAAAATCGGGGCAATCAATCTACAGATTGCAGACGAAGAAAACGAAAGGGGTGAGAATGGGTGGAAGTAAAAAGATACCGGCTTTTAGACGAAGAAGGAAAAGCTGTAATTGTAAAGAAAGACAAGGATAGATATATCGGTCTTGACGAATTGGCACAGCATATAGCAATGGATATTGTTGATGATTACCAAAGCATTTTGGACGGCGATAAGAAAATCGAAGATACAAACATTGAATTATCCGTCAAAGTCCTTACCGCCATTTCTCCGGTCATTAAAACATGTTAGAAATGTTTTATGTTACGGAATGGGTTTTCTGCCACCTCTACGCTGGATAATTGATTTTCTTCTTTTGGTAGAGATTCTTTGATTTCTTCACGGTATTGGTCGTACTTGGTTTTGAAATCATTGAAAGAATCGTTACATCCACAGATTTTAGCGATAGCGTAGGCAGATACATATTCATTGTTCAAAAATTCACCTCCCTTATTTGATGATAAGGGAATTATACCACAGAAAGGAGATTTATGAACGAATTACAGATTTTTAATTCGGAAGAGTTTGGAGAAGTCCGAACGGTAGTATTAAATAGCGAGCCGATGTTTTGCTTGGCTGATGTTTGCAAGGCATTGGACATTAAAAATGCAACAGATGTTGCTAAAAGGCTTGATGATGACGAACGCACTAGATTAAATCTAGGGCGTCAAGGAGAAACAAACTTCGTTACCGAGTCTGGTCTATACGCGGTTATTCTCCGCAGCGACAAGCCGAATGCCAAGAAGTTCCGTAAATGGATAACCGGAGAAGTTCTTCCATCCATCCGAAAGACCGGAAGTTACGGAAAGCCTATGACAACGGCAGAAAAGATTCAGTTACTTGCACAGGGAAACGAGGAATTGAGCGGTCGTGTTGAAAAGGTAGAAGATAAAATCGATAGCCTTGAAAACGATATGCCTTTGTATGGATGCGAGATTGACGAGATTCAGAAGCACGTTAAGCGCAGGGGCGTTGATATTCTTGGTGGAAAGCAGAGTGAATCATACAGAGATAGAAGCATCAGAAGTTCAGTGTATTCGGATATTTACAGTCAGCTTAAGCGCGAATATGGTTGTGTGGCATCATACAAAAGCATCAAGCGAAAGTATATCGCAGATGCACATGAGTTTATTGATTGCTATACAGCACCAGTGTTCTTGCAGGAACAGATTTCATGCGCGAATGCACATAATGAATGAGTTGTTTCCTTATTATATAGCACGAAAGGGGAAATCAGATGAAAAAAGTAATCCAATTCATCATAGGTGCGGTGGCAATGGAGTATTCCTTGGTTGCCGCGTGCTATATGGATAGTGATGGCGTGGTCGGGAATATGGCGGCTATTAAATTTGTAGCCGGTGCAGTAATTGCGGCAATTATGTATTACTGGTCAGAGGTAGACCGGAAGAGAGCTGAACTCGACAAGCGAATTAAGAGAAAACGCAGAATGAGAGAGGATGCATGGTAAGCGTTGTGTATATAAGTGGTACGAGATGTTCCACGGAAGAAAAGCGTATGCTTGCTGAACTTTTGGCAGGGAAACGAAAGAAACAGAATGATAAAGATAATTTTGAAAAGGTTCTTGACAGAGAAATGGAAAGGAGAAGCAATGGAGAACAAAATAACACTGATCGGTGATGTTGTATCAGCACCAAGGGAAAGCCATAAATCAAGCGGTAAGAAATTTTATAAATTTTTTATCGGAGTTGAAAGAAGAAGCGGTGTTGCAGATATACTTCCGGTACTGTTTGATGAAGAAATCAGCGATACAGGAATTAGCGGAACGGTATACGTCTGTGGAAAGATTATTACCAGACGTGTAAAAACAGGGTCTGGAAAAGCCATTCTTACATATGTTATGGCTGATACAATCACAAAACCAGAGGATGATAGCCCTTTGAATGAAGTAAGCCTTGATGGAATTATCGAGGAAAAGCAACTTAGAGAAACGCCACTTGGTCGTAAAATCTGTGATTTGAAACTCAAAAACGTAAGAGAAAACGGAAAAGAGGATTTGATCACCTGCATTGCGTGGAGTGATAATGCGGAATACACAAATACTCTTTCGATAGGAGATAGGGTTAGCGTTTACGGCAGACTACAGAGCCGGAGATACAAGAAAACGTGTAAAGATGGTCACGTTATGGAAAAAGTTATATATGAGTTGTCAATAAAAGGAATCGTGGGGGGGTGTAATAATGCGAATGATTTTAAAATCGTTACATATTGAAAATTTCAAAGGTGTAAAGGATAAGACATACGAATTCGGAAAGACAACAAGGGTTTCCGGCATGAACCGTAGAGGAAAGACCACAATCGGGGCGGCATGGTACTGGCTGATGTCTGATAAGAACTATGAACTTGTCAGCAATCCAAACATTAGACCGGACAATGTAGAAGATTGCATTCCGACCGTTACTGCAGATGTTGATGTAAGTGGAAAAGAAATCACTCTTTCCAAGATGCAGAAGCGAAAAGTCGGAAAGCCGGATAAAAATGGGGTTTCGAAAATTACAATCACAAATACATATGAGATCAATTCTGTGCCTAAGACAGAACGTGATTTTAAGGCATATCTGGAAGAATTAGGGTTTGAGTTTGATAAATTCCTCATTTGTTCGCACCCGAATGTGTTCACTAAGGATTTGTCATTGAAGAAAAAACAGGATGAAATGCGCAAATATTTATTCACTATGGCAAGCGAAAAAACAGATTTAGAGATTGCACAAATGAATAAAGAAACTGCAGATGTTGCAAAACTACTTGAATCTTATAAATTCGAGGAAATTGAAGCCATGAACAATGCTTCCAAGAAGAAAGCAGTTGAACAGTTAGATGCGATTCCAAATCAGATTATCGGTCTGGAGAAAGCAAAGGTTGATGTAGATGTGGCAGAACAGGAGTTATTGAAAGCCGATTTGGAGAGAAAGATTGAAGCACTTGAAGATTTAATGGAGAAATCTGATGTGCGGATTGATGAAATGCGCAGCGAAGAAATGCATTGTCAGTTTGAAATGTCAGCTATCGCGCAGACCATGAATAACGAGCTTTCAAGCCAAAAATGTGAGATTGAAAATCAAAAATACGACCACGAACGGAAGTTAGAGGATGTTCGTTCATCTATCAGAAAAGAGCAGGATTCTATTGAGAGAAATAGAAAAACTATTTCCGAACAGAGCATTAAGAGAGCCGATCTTGCAAAAAAATACAACGATGAAATCGCAAAGAAGTTTGATGATTCCAAGTGGGTATTTGACGAATCCACAACGGTTTGTTCGTTATGCGGACAAAGATTGCCGGAAGATAAAATAGAGTCTTTAAGAGCCGATTTTTCGCAGAGAAAGGCAGATGCAATCGAAATATTTAATGAAGAACACGCGAAAACACTTGCCATGATTGTTGATGATGGAAATGCGTGTGCTGAAATGATTAAGAATCTGACCGAGAATAACAAGGAATTAGAAAACACAATTAACACCTTGAAACTGCATGAAGCGGAAGAAATTGATATTATCAAGGGATTTGACGAACAGATTTCTAAGATTCCATCTTGCGCTGATTGTACGCAGAATGCGGAATATGCCAAGTTAAAGGCTAAACAGGATAAATTGCTTGCTGATATTGCAGAGTTAGAATCCAAGGGCACAGATAAGGCGGCTGATTACGCAAAAGCTGATATTACAAAATTAAAGAGCCAGCTTGATGAAGTAAATAAGATTATTGCACAGGCTGAAAACAATGTTCGCATTGATGAACAGATTGCAGATATGCAACATAAACAGAGCGAGTATGGGCAAGCAAAGGCAGATGCCGAGAAGATTCTTTATCAGCTCAAAGAAGTTTCAAAGCGAAAGAATAAGTTACTTGTTGAGGAAATCAATCAGCATTTCGGTATTGTACGTTGGAAGTTGTTCGATTTCCAGAAAAACGGAGAATATAAGGAAGTTTGTATTCCTACAGTGATTGATGAAGAAACCGGCATTTATAAGGTATTCGGGGATACAACAAACACTGGCAGGGAAATTGAAGCGAAGATTGATATTTGCAACAGTTTTCAGAAGTTCTTTAATATGTATGTTCCGATTTTCCTTGATGGTGCAGAAAGTATCAATGACGAATATGTACCGGCTGTTGATACGCAGTTAATTCTTCTTACAGTATCAGAGGACAAACAATTGAAAGTGGAGGGTGTGTAGAATGTCAAGAGTAGGGACAAGCAACAACATCACGCAGCCAGATGCACGGTGTATGTCGTGCAAGCGTTGGAGGAACGCAAATAAAGGGTTTTGGGTAGGGGACGGACATTGTTCTCTTTCGTATTGCGAGAAAGATATGAGAAATAAAGGAAAGAGAGGTTACAGATAAATGCAGTATATCAAAGCGAAATTTCCAAACATCACAAGAAGCTACGTGTATCGCACCGAGGATTCCGTGAAAGCTGGTGATACGGTTGTAAATGCCAAGGGTGCAAAGCTGACGGTCACGGATGAAACCGTGGATATGAAGTGGGTGGATACCTACGGTGCTGATAAGATGGCGGTTGTGAAGAAATATGAAGAAAGTGAGGGATGTGCATGAAGCTGATTAGTAATGCAAAGTTTGGGGAACCGGTGGAAAGTGGAACGGTTTTCAGAACTCAAAGCCACGGAATTGACATTTGCATACATAAAATTTGCGGTTGCGGTGACGCGTGGTATCTTAATTGCAACGAATTGGGAATTGATAATCTACAGCTCAAGAGCGAAAATCTTTTCCGGTGTGTGGATGAAGCAAAGGAAATTCTCAAGAAACAATTAGAACTTTTAAATGAGCGGTTCAATAATTTTTACGAAGATAACGATGTTAAGATTTTAAGATATTAAGAAAGTGAGGAATAGATATGATTAAATCAGATTTTGGAACAATAGAAGTAGACGGAAGAGAGCCGGTTATCATGGCTGAATTTGAAACTCTTTTGGTAGCATTAAGGAGAGTTCTCGGAGAGGAGAAATACAACCGTGCTTTGCAGAGAGCAAATGAAAATGAGCTGTCCAAGAAGGATACAGAAACATTGAGAAGCGAAGAAAAAGAACGCATGGCAGAAGTTATCAAAGCTATTTTAAGTGGAATGGAGGATAAGTAATTATGGCAGAAAACACAGAATTAACAAAGGCAGAGGAAAAGACAGAGGTTGCAACACACAATAACAAGGTTACCGATTACAGCCTTGGAATTTTCGGAACATCCGACAATTTCATTATGGCTATGCAGATGGCAAAGGCGTTAGCCGAGTCAACAATAGTTCCGCAGACGTATCAGAAAAATCCATCTAACTGTTTGATCGCCATTGAGCAGGCGCAGAGAATGCGCATAAGCCCACTTATGGTTATGCAGAACCTTTTTCTGATACAGGGCAAGCCAAGCTGGAGCAGTAAGTTTTTGATCGCGTCTATCAATGCCAGCAACAAATTCGACACGGAGTTGCAGTACGACGAAACCAAGGACAAGAACGGAAAACCTTATTCTTGCACTGTGTGGACTATGAAAAATGGTCGAAGAATTGAGGGCATGGAAGTTAATATGCAGATGGCAGATGATGAAGGTTGGACGAAGAAGAACGGCAGCAAGTGGAAAACAATGCCGCAGTTAATGCTTCGTTATAGAGCAGCATCATTTTTCTCTAGCCTTAATTGCCCGGAGCTGACAATGGGACTTTATACCAAGGAAGAAATCGAGGATGGCGATTTCAAGGAATATCCGATGGAAGATTTGCAAGAGCAAGTCAAGCGTGATATTACGGAGAACGCCAACAGTGAGCCATTTGTTACGGCGGAACCTTGTTCAACCGAAAGTGCAGCAGTCAAGCCAGAGAAGGTAGCCGGAGAAGTTGCTGAGAATGACGAGAACGTACCGGACTTTATGAAAGATTAGGGAGGTTGCTATGAGAGTTATATCGCAGGACGGAACAATGGATGTACCATATGAAGTCAGTTCTTTAAATATGGTAGTCGGGAAATATGAAGATGTTGTAAATGCGGCTATTTATTGCTGCAACTCTTTTTTCGACAATAAGAATGGCTGAATATGGTTCCGAAGAAAAGGCAAAGAAAGCTATGGAAAGGCTTAGAAAAATATATGAAAATAATGTGTTTTATCATTGTACAGCCGGTTCAAAGAGTTTTGAAGAAGCACAGAGCATTTTGAGCGTGGAACAATTTCAGAAAGCTACAACAGAATATTTTCAGTTTCCGGCAGAGGAAGAATTGGAGTAGCCTATGAAATACTATTGGGTTCGCATCTATGATTACAAGGTAGACGATGAACTGAAAGAGTTTACAGATGATAACGTGTGGGATTCTCAAAAAGGCACTCTTCTTGATGAATATTATCTTTGCGGAGAAGATATGTCTCGTAGTGAAGCAAAGGACGAAGTAAAGAAGAAAAGCAGTATTTCAAGGTTTGCAAAGCCAAGAAAAGGTAGCGGAATATATGCTCTGGTTATGGAAAGCAACCAATTCTTCTATGAGCGATTCAATATTGAAGTTGATACAATCTGTTTTAACTGCCATAAGTCGATCAAAGGCAAACAAAAGGACTTTCCATACATTACGACAGATGGTGGAGAAAAATATTACTTTTGTTCTTATGATTGCCGAGCAAAAACCAGTAGCAAAATCAATCCCTACTACGAAGGAGAATTTCAAACCAGAGAGGGATATGAGAGTAACGGTGGCGTATATGGATATATCTATCATATTTACAACAGAAAGACTAATATGCACTACATAGGACAAACGGTATATATGCCATTCTTCCGGTGGCAGGAACACGTTAAGAGCGGTTTGAAAGGTAATATTACAGACCTTGTATTTGAGACCATTACAGAGGTTCGTGTTAAGTCACAGGAGTATCTGAACAACATTGAAGCATGGTGGATTAGGAAATACATTGATGAATATGGGCGAGACCGTGTTATGAATATTACAGTTCCAAAGATAACACTTGAGGACTTGGCAAAGGAATATTCAAAGATAGTTTCGGGACAGTTAAGTATTGAAACGGATGAAAGTGAGGTGGTTTAAATGCTTATGCGATGTTGCGGTTCATCATCAGCAGGCAACAGTTACGCTTTAATCAGCAGCAGTGGTGAGATTCTTGCCATTGAAGCAGGTGTGAAATTTATGGACTTTAAGAAAATGATTGATTGGAAAATAGCAAATGTTTCCGGATGCATTGTGAGCCACGAACACGGAGACCATGCACGATACATAAAAGATTTCATGCAGTCCGGTATTCCGGTTTACACGGCTTTTGAAACGCAGACCGCACTTGAAACCATAACCGGAGAACGTACAGCACCTATTCCACCGCGCAGAACACGGCAAATCGGCGGTTTTACAGTAACACCATTCAATGTACCGCATGACACAGAAATCGAGTGCTACGGCTATTTAATCGAGCATGAGGAAATGGGCAAACTGTTATTCTTGACCGACTTGGAATATTGCAGATATGACTTTTCTGGTATGAACGTTGAGCATATCATGGTCGAAGCCAATTACAGCATGGACTTGGTAGACCGGAATGAGCCAAATTATGAACACCGCCTACGAGGTCATATGAGCCTTGATACGGCACTTAAATTTATTCAGACGAACGACAACCCAGCTTTACGAAATGTCGTTTTAATACACTTATCGGACACAAGCGGAGATCCCGCGTTATTCCTAAAACGAACGAAAGAAACAATTAAATATGGAGCGAATGTTTATATTGCAGAAAAAGGACTAGAGGTTGATATGAACCTTTGTCCGTTCTGATTGGTTGAAACACCTTGGCGAAAGCCTAAAAGAAACTATCTCGTTTGGCGAATAATAGTTATCACAAACCTTATTGAAAGCCATGTCTTGGCGGTGCGTTTGCCGTACCGCCCTTACAAAAGATTGGAGGTAAAAATTGAAATTATGTGAATACTGTATGGCTGAATTTGAGCCGAAGCGACCAGATCAAAAATACTGTAGACCAAAATGTGCCAAAAGATACGCACAGTTTAAGAATTTTAAAAAGGCTGGAAGAATTGTGTATACAAGAATATGCCCGAAATGTGGCAGGCTGTTTATGACGATAGATGAACGCAAAGTTGATTGCCAAGACTGCATCGGCAATGAAGTTAAAGAACGCTTGAAAAAACCAAAGAAAAAGGACGATATAATCAAGGCTGTGAATCATATGGCACGCGCATCTGGAATGAGTTACGGAAAGTTTGTGGCTCAAATGAGCATTAAACCATTGGAGAGGAAGTGATTGGATGGGATATAAACACGGATTATCAAATAAATGCGGTAGATTATATCCTCTGTGGAAAAGTATTAAATATCGTTGCTATTGCAAAACTTCTCGTGACTATAAAAATTACGGTGAAAGAGGGATTGCAATGTGTGATGAATGGAAGAATGATTTTCTAAGTTTCCGTGATTGGGCAATCGCAAACGGGTATAAAGAGGAAAAGACGGATAAGGGATTGAACATTTTAACCATTGACAGAATTGATGTTAATGGGAATTACGAGCCTAGCAATTGCAGGTTTGTAACAAATGCAGAACAAGCTAAAAACAAAAGAAATAGCATTCCTTTAGAGGAAAAATTTTTAAAATGTCCTGTTTGCGGAAAGCAATTTGTGAAAAAGCAGAGAAATGGGCAAAAAACATGTAGCAATCACTGCGGAAGGATTCTTTATTACAGAGAGCATCCAAACACAAAAGACTATATGAAAATATGTCCTATTTGCAATAAATCATTTAACGCCAAAAGAGGAGGTCATTACAATGACGCAGTTTATTGCAGTAAAAAATGTAAAGATTTATCAGGTTCGCCTGTTTGGGAGCACAATGGACAAACCCATAGGGTTGTTGAGTGGGCTGAAATAGTAGGTATAAATGCACATTGCTTATTACATAGAAAGGATATGGGTTGGACTATTGAAGAGATATTAACAACGCCATTCAGAGGTAGAAGAAAATGCCAAATGTAAATTATAAGAAGCTATATGCAATAAAAAAGAACAACGAGAAACGGATATTAAGCGTTTGTCCGAGAATGAAAAACCAGAGCGGAATTTATTTTTACACAAGGACTGATGAAAACGGTATATCTTACTTTTATATCGGGCAGAGCGTTGACTGCCTAGAGAGAAATATTTCACATTTATCCGGTTATCAGCACATAGATCTTTCGATTAAAAAAAGAGGATTTTATAGTGAAGAAAATCCGTATGGATGGAAATTGGATTTTATTCATTATCCGACAGAAAAGCTTGATGAAATGGAACAATATTGGATTTTGGAATATACAAAGAAAGGTTATCAATGCCGTTACAACAAAACGGCTGGCGGTCAAGGTACAGGAAAAGAAAAGATAAACGAATTTAAACCGGCAAAAGGCTATTATGACGGCATTAAGCAAGGCAAAAAGAGTCTTGCCAAGGAATTATCGCATATCGCTGAAAAGCACCTTGAAATCCGCTTGAAGCCGGAGAAACAGGGCAACAAAGTTTCTGAAAAGCAGTATGAGAAGTTTATGGCTTTGATTTCTGAAAACACATATGAGGAGAGTGATTAAATGGCAGAAGTCAAGTGGATTAAAATCACAACAGATGTTTTTGATGATGAAAAGATTCTGCTGATTGAGAGTATACCGAGTGCGGATAGCATCATTACGATTTGGTTCAAACTTCTTATTCTTGCCGGAAAACAGAATAACAACGGTGTGTTTATAATGAGCAACAAGTTACCGTTCACGGATGAAATGCTTGCCACCATTTTCCGCAGAGATTTGAACACGGTAAGGCTTGCACTTAAGACCTTTGAAGAATTTGGGATGATTGAGGTCGTTGACAATGTGATAACGATTCCGAATTGGAATAAGCATCAAACGCTTGACGCTTATGAGAAGAAAAAGGAACGTGACAGGCTTTATCAGCAGAACCGGAGAAAGAAGCAGAAGAACCTAATTGAGCAAAAATCGCCCGATAAATCGTCTGACGTCGCTGTTTCAGATAAAGAAGAAGAAAAAGAAGAAGATAAAGAGAAAGAAAATATAAAAGAAAATTCGCTGTCGACCGATTCCGGAGATTTGTTTGATTTTGACGATGCATGGAAAAAGACTTTTAGTATATACCCCAAGAAAACAGCGTACAGTACCTCTAAAACGGCTTGGATGGATAAAGTGCTAGAAGTTATCGAAGAGAACCAACCAGACATTGCACGGCTGTTATACAAAGCCACAGAAGCATATTTGAGTGACTATCAAGAAAAGAATCCAGACGATAAGGATTTTCGGTACATTCCAAAATACGTTGATTGGATAAAAAACGATTGCGATTATTGGTTGCAGATTGCGGAGAAACGAGGTGATTGTAGTTGACAGAAGCAGAATTCGGAGTGATCGGGTGCGTACTGATTGACAATGATGTGCTAAATAACATCTGGAGAACGCTGAAACCGGAAATGTTTAGTTCTGATTTCGCGCAGGACGCATACAAGGAAATGCTTGCCATGTATGACCGGAATGAAAGCATTGACCCAATGTCTTTATCAATGGCACTTGAGAACCACAAATACACCCAGGAGCAGATTAGCGAATTGATGAAATCCTGTATTACCGGAACAATCACTTCAACCATGGTTAAAAGTTATGCCGATGCGGTTGTGAAAGAATACAAAGTAAGAACGGTTCGTGACATGTATCAGAAATCCAGCTTAAAGCCGTGCGACATTGATGATACAATCAGCGATCTTCTTACAAGACTTGAACATTTGCAAGAGGGCAAGGAAGTAAAGTTAAAACCAATTAAGCAGATTTCGGTTGAGAATAAGGACAAATATTTCAACGAAAGTGTTGGAGAGGGCGGTATAAAAATCGGGTTATCGCAACTTGATGATGCACTTGGAGATCTTGAACGCGGTGACGTAACAGTAATTGCCGCAAGACCGGCAGTTGGAAAATCAGCACTCACAACGCAGATTATTGGGAATATGGCAAAAAAAGGACTTAAAGTCGCATATTTTAACTTGGAGATGATCGATAAACAGGTGTATGAGCGATTTATTTCAAGACTTGCGGAAATCAGCTTAACGAGAATCAGAAGGGCAAAAGCGTTTCTTGGTGATGAACAGGAAAAATTTAACCAAGCAAACGAAGAAATGAGTAATTATCAATTATGGGTTGCGTCCGGCACTGTATCTCCGAGAGAAATAAAGTCAGAATGCAGACACCAAAGCTTTGATGTTATCGTTGTCGACTATCTGCAATTGCTTATGCCGGATAACAGATATTCCGGAAGAAATGAAGAAGTAGCATCAATTTCAAGAGGTTTAAAATCTGTTGCAAGAGACTTGAATACACATGTAATAGCGCTTTCACAGATAACAAGAGCTTCCGAAAGCAGAGACACAAAAGAGCCTACCATGGCAGAGTTGAGGGAATCCGGAGCAATCGAACAGGATGCATCAAACATAATTATGCTGTGGAATCTGTCAGACAATGACAAGGGAGCCAAGGGCGCAAAAATCGAAAAGAACAGACAGGGAATGACAATGCGTGAAGCAATGGGGTTTGATGGAGATCACATGAAGTTTGTTGAAATCGAAAAACCGTTTGATGATGTTGTTGCGGAAATCAAAAAGAAAGAACGTGGGGACGGATTCAAGCCATACAATGGCGATTGTCCATTTTAGAGGTAGCGGATATGGCAAGTGTAAAGATTGAAAAGGGTTCGGAAGAATGGCAAGTATTTATGGATTATTGGCAATTCATTCAGAAATACTATGCGCCAGACAACAACGATTCCTGGTGGGACGAAGTTGTAAATGCCGGAGAATCATTGATAAACAAATACAAAGGCATGGAGATTGAAGAGCGTGCAAGACAGCTTGTATTGAGTCATTTTGCATGGTTGGAAATCACATACAGAAAGGAGAAATCAAAGAAATGAGCAATGCTTTGAGACGGAATAAAAAGCCGACATTTTACACAAAACAGGAAATGCGGATTATCGGGCGAAATGATTTTGAAAAGCGAAACGCCGATAAGGTTATATCAAAATCTTACAAAGATTTTGTCGTGATTGGGTACATAATTCTGCATGACAAATTCGGTTTCGGACAGGCAAGAATCATCCGGTTGCAGGATTTTTTGAAATCCTACCTAGATGAAGCAGCATCCGGTGGAAATACCGGAAAGGATTTGGCTGTTTATCTTAAAAGCAAATACGAAATCGACATCAAAGAGGAAGTCGGAAAAATTCCACAGAGACAGTTAATGAACATGTATGCAAAGAAAGGGTTCTGCATCGAGCGTGAAGCATACAGGCTTTCCAGCGCATCTTTGTTTAACTATTTCGCACTCACGCTTACGATTCTGAAAAAGGAGTTTAAGATAACAGCGAAACAGTTGCAGTATTTCTCGGACAAATTTATTGACTACATTGATACACTGGCTAATTACAAGCAGTTTCAGTTGACGGTGCCGATGATAGCGCAGAGTTTGGCGGATGAGATTAAGTTTGTATGTGATTTGGAGGTGTAAACATGCTGAACAGAGAGAAATACGCAAAAGAAATTTTAGATATTGCGTGTAAGGGAGATAAAATTGCAGTTCGCAACGGGAAAATGACTTCTTGTGACAATCTTCTTTGCAAAGATTGTGATTTCGGTTATTCAGATTGTAATGAAAAAATACTGAAATGGGCGAATAGTGAGTATGTTGAGCCATCTGTTGATTGGAGTAAGGTTGCGGTCGATACGCCGATTCTTGTGAAAGACGTAAAAAGCGGCGAGTGGAATCGGGGATATTTTGCAATGTATGAAAACGGCACGGTGTTCACTTGGTATCATGGAGCAACATCATGGAGCGCAGAAGGTGAATCAGATATTGCAAGTTGGAAATTCGCGAAGCTGGCAGAAAGTGAGGAATAAACATGGAGAGATTAACAGAAAGCAATCCATCGTGGATAGATGATGAATTATGGGAAAGGGCATGTGAACCAGATTGTGAAGAAATAGATGCCGTATATCGGAAACTCAAAGTCTATGAGGATGCCGAGGAACAGGGCAGAATGATTATTTTCCCATGTAACAAAGGAGATAAAATCTATGAATTTTATCGCGAATGCGTAGAATGCAGATTAGAAGCCGGAGAGACACCGGAAGATATTATCAGCATGAGGAGAGTTCGTTATTTTGGGTATGATGGAGATGAAGCATACATTTACGCGTCACAAGCATTACCGGTTCGACTTTTTAATAACGATGAGCCATTTTGTATTCCGGTAAGCGAGATAGGTAAAACAGTATTCCTCACAAAATCCGAAGCCGAAGCAAAACTGAAAGAATTGAGAGGTGGAGAAAATGGATAAATTTCTTAAAAGCGTAAGCGAGCGTGACTTTGATAGAAGAATATCGGAAGTCGTTGAAATGCTTGAGGAAAAACAACTCTACGGAACTATCAGTTTGATAAAAGATTTGAAATATTACCTTGACTTAGCCACAAAAGAAAAAGCACACACTTGTAACTGTCAGCACAAGGGCAATTCAAGAGATAACGAGCCTTGTTGCAGATGTGATGGTAACCACACCAATGCCGACAGGATAAGGAATATGTCGGATGAAGAGTTAGCAGATTATCTATCAACCGTAACAAGTGACACTATATGTGGAAGTTCATGGGATTATGATGGGTGGATTAAAGAGCTTCAATCAGAAGCGGAATAGGAGAGAGTATGGAAGATAGATATTTATTCCGCGCAAAGCGGATTGATAATGGCGAATGGGTGGAAGGATATCTGTCATACCCATTTTGCACGAAAAAGGGCAACGAAAGTTATTATTTCTACACAAAGGATAGTTTGGGTTTCTTCTGTCGTTGTGTTGTAGATGCATCAACTATCTGCCGGTGCACTGGACGGACAGATCGAGATGAGAAATTGATATTTGAACACGATGTAATTGTTTATCTTGACACATATAGCACAGAAAGCGGATATGCAGAAGCAGATTGTGCCGGTGAAGTTTTGTGGGATGAAGAAACATTGTCTTTCCAAGTTACAAACAGATTATCTGCTGAAAGCTATGAGGTTTTGGATGAATGTAGTGTTATCGGCAACATTTTTGACAACCCGGAATTGTTAGAAAGCGAGGAATAATATGACAGCGAGTGAAGCAATTAAGATATTGAAGAAAGACAGTTGTTATGAATGCGCACAAGGCACAGACAGCCCGTTTAATTGTGAATATGGGGGATGCAGAGTTGCGAAAGCTACTAGAGTAGCAATACAGGCAATTGAAGAAGTGCAACAGTACCGTGCAATCGGCACACTGGAGGAATGCAGGGCGGCGGCGGTTAAGCAGACGGCGAAGAAACCTATATTTAACCATAACCTTAGTGATACTCTTTCTGTATTCCATTGTGAGTGCGGAAATGCAATTAAAGTTAGTCATGATACAGGAATAATGGATAACAACAATGCGCCAAATTACTGTAGTAATTGCGGTTGCAGGTTAGATTGGAGTGATGAAGAATGATGTTTCAATCTTACATAAATTTCTTTCTGCTAATACTTATAGCCGTTAGGTTAGATATTCTAACAAAATTTGGAGTTAATCTTTTTTGCGTTCTGTCAGTTGTAGGGATGATTGGACATGAGGTTTTTGATTATTTGAAGAAAGGAGATAAAAAACGATGAGACTGATTGATGCAAATGCACTAAAAGAATATTGCATGCGTGCGAGTAAATCTGATGATGATTTTAGGAGAGTAAGTTTGGCAACATTGGCAAGCGTGATAGATGCACAGCCGACTGCCTACGATCCGGACAAGGTTGTGGAGCAGTTGGAAGACTATGGAAATGAAGAAACACACTATTATAAAAACACTCCATATGAAAAGTACATAGAAGAATGCGTACATAAAGCAATCGAGATTGTGAAAGGCGGTGGAGTAGAGTGACAAGCAAAAAATTATGTGAAATGTGCACGGAGTATTCTGCTGACGAAAAATGTGAGTACAAAAATACTTGCGAATTGCAAAAGATTTTGACGGAAAACAAAGACCTGAAAGCGGAAAATAAACAACTTAAAGCGAAAGTTGAAAAGTTAGAAGTTGAAAAATCATGGCGTGATTCTCCGGACATGATGGGAAAGTGAGGTGGAGTGAATGAAATGGAAGAATAAAGCAGTAACAAAAATAACAGGTATTTCGTTAAGCTCAAGCGTCAGAGAACTTGCAATGGCGATAAATCATAATGCAGAAGTCTTAAGAGAAGCAGTGCAGAAGATAGAAGAATTGAGCGATAAAGTTGATCGACTAAAGGCAGGTGGAGTAGATGGTTAGTTTTGACAAATTTGACTTTCTGGTTGATATGCAAGATGTATATATTCTTCCTACAATTAGGATAAGCACACAGCATGAAATGATTGATAAAAATTTCAACATTCAGATTCATTTTGCAGTATTTCATTTTAGATGGAGGTGGGTAGATGGCAATTAAACCGATTTTATTTAACACCGAGATGGTTCGGGCAATTCTGGACGGACGGAAGAGTTGCACTCGGCGGCTGGTTAAACATGATGTTGAATCCGTTCTCAACAGCCCATATCATAAGGCACATCCAGAGGTAGAAGATAAACAGATTATAAGCAAACTATGTAATCCACCGTATCAGCTTGGGGATATCATCATGCCAAAAGAAGCGGCACGTATCTGGCTTAAGGTAACAGATGTGAGAGTAGAGCGGCTGCAGGAGATGAAGCCGGTTGATGTGATAAAAGAGGGAGCTTATCCTGATTGTTGGGATTGTCTTAATACATACGGAGAAAGCGGTTCGCAGTGCTGTTATGGGACAGAAGAACAGTGCAGTCAATGTGATGAAGTGATGATGGAATGGGAAAAACTTTGGAACTCCACCATCAAGAAATCCGACCTCGACCGCTACGGTTGGGATGCAAATCCGTGGGTTTGGGTTATCGAATTTGAGCGGCGTGAAAAACCGGAAGGAGTGTGAGAAATGTCTAAAGCAGTATTGGTTATGGATATGCCAGAACAGGTGTGCCAGAAATGTACATTGTGCTATGAGGCAGAGAATGATGACGAATATCTGTGCTGTGCGACAGGAAAACTTTTGCCAGACGGAGAGAAGCCAGATTGGTGTCCGCTCAGGGAACTGCCGGAGAAGAAAGAACGCAGAGTTGGAGAACACGGAGAAAGAATGTTCAGAGCAGGATTCAATGCCTGCTTGGATGAAATTTTAAGAGAAAGAAAGGAATAACGAATCCTCGGTAAACCGAGGTTGCAACTTAAAGGTTTATGGATTTATTGAAAGTGGGTGAGAGCGAATGAGTGGTGGAAGTTGGAATTATTTGTATTGTAAAGATGTTGACGAGCTTATGAATGGTTCGTCAATAGAATTACTGCAAGATATGGCTGACAGATTGAATAGTGCAGGTTTTGAAGATGTGGCTAAAGATACACAAAGATTAGTTGAGTATATCAAGTCGGCAAGTATACGAATAGAAACACTTTTTGAAGCACTTAGTCCTGTATTTAAGGCTGTTGAATGGTTTGATAGCGGAGATTGGGGCAAAGAAGTTCTGAATAATGAGGTGCTTAAATATCGAAAGTCTAATATCGATAGTTATGACAAAGCTATTGCTGATTTGACTGCTAACATCACTGAGCGTTTTTCTGGAATGGCTATGTCAAGCGGATTACCAACCGAGGGCGCAACTTGGGAAAATGCCATAAGACAAGTAAAACAGATAGCACAACAGTTGAAAGGAGCAAAACAGAATGAAGATTTTAAGCAAGAAGAAATACAATAAACTCATTGAAGATTTTGAGGAATTGCAGAAAAAGGTCGAAGAACTCAAAAGAATAAACGAGAGTATCGGGAAAAAGCTGGAAGATAAAAAGACGAGTTGCAAGATGAATAGTGGTAAGGATTTCTGCTTTAAATGTGAAAACTCTTACAGATACAAGACATATTGGGGAGGAATGAAAACCGAAAAATGCGGTTGCTTGCTTGATGTACCTTGTGAGGATTTTAAGAAAAAAGAAGATAACTAACTAAAAATCAAAGAAAGGAATAGGTTGTGCGCACATAAAACCGAGGTTTCCTTTTGGTAAGAGAAAATGTTAGATTTTGGATATTACAACATGGATTGTATGCAAGGAATGAAAGAATTTCCTGACAAGTATTTTGACCTTGCGATTGTAGACCCACCTTATGGAATTGGAGAAAATGGGGATAAAAACCATACAAGAGGTAAACTAGCGAGAGCAAAGAATTATAAGGCTTTTAGTGGAATGGATTTAAAGCCACCAAGCGAAAAATACTTTGATGAACTTTTTAGAGTTTCAAAAAATCAAATTATATGGGGTGCAAATCATTTTATCAGCAAAATGCCGTTTGATAGTAGTTGTTGGATTGTTTGGGATAAAGATAATGGAGATAACGATTTTGCTGATTGTGAGCTTGCATGGACTTCGTTCAGTACTGCAGTAAGGCAAATTAAATATAGGTGGGCTGGAATGCTTCAGCAAAACATGAAGCGTAAAGAAAATCGCATACACCCAACGCAGAAGCCCATTGCACTATATGAATGGTTATTAAACAGATACGCAAAACCTAATGACATTATACTTGATACTCATGTAGGTAGCGCAAGTAGCTTAATAGCTTGCTATAACACAAATCATAAATTCGTTGGATTTGAGCTTGACGAATACTATTACAAAGTATCAAAGCAGAGGTTAGATACCGAAATGGCACAAATGAGATTAAGTGATTATATTTAACAGGAGAAATGGCTTATGAAATTTACAAAATTCATTAAGCCAGAACTTGAACAAATCAAAGAAAATGCCAATTTCACGGAAGAAGAGGAGAGGATTTTCTCTCTTCTCTGCCGTGGTTTTTCACAAAAGCAAATATCCACAAAAGAAAATCTATCACTAAGAACGATAGAGTACAGAGTGAGAGATATAAAAGATAAAATAGAAAGAACGGGGGTATTTGATTGGATGAAAAAGAACTGTTGAAATATGCCGTTGATAGTGGTATTCTCGATATAGCACTTGTGCAGAAACAAGTCACTATGCAAAAGAGAGAAAAATTACTCAACAAAAATCCCTATAAAATCTATCAAGGAAAGGATGAGAACTGGTACTCATATCTGCCGGATGAAGTAAAAGGCAGACGTAAAATCAAGGCAAAGCGCAGAGAAGCGGTCGAGCAGAAAATCATTGATTATTGGAAAGAGAGAGAAGATGACCCTACAGTAGAGGAAATCTTCAACCGTTGGATTTCGCAAAAGCTGGAACTTGAAGAAATCAGCAGGGCAACCTATGACAGATACTTAATGGACTTTCAGAGATACTTTGACGGTATCAAGGATAAGAGAATCAAAAGTGTAGACGAATGCGACCTTGAAACGTTTATACGAAATAGCATCCATGATTTTAACATGACTTCCAAAGCATTCTCAAACTTCCGGACACTTATCTATGGAATCTTTAAGTATGCCAAGCGGAAGAAGTATGTCAAGTTTTCCATTACATACACGCTGAAAGACATGGACATATCGCCAAAAGCGTTTAAGCACGTAGTCCGACAGGCAAAAGACCAAGTATATATGCCGGATGAAAAGGAACGCATGGAGATGTACCTTAGAAATCACTTGGATATTGTGAACCTTGGATTGCTATTCATGTTTAAGACAGGAGTCCGTGTCGGGGAATTGTCGGCATTAAAGCGGAAAGATGTTGAAAATTACACGGTTGCGATAAATTCTACAGAGACACGTTACCGGGATGATGATGGTTTTCACTATGATGTCAAAGATTTTCCGAAATCAGAAGCCGGATTGAGATTTGCCATATTGCCGGATAAGTACAAATGGATTCTTGATGAAGTACGAAAGAGAAATCCCTTCGGGGAATATCTATTCGAGAGAGACGGAGAAAGGCTGAAATCCTACAACTTTCGTGAGCGTTTGCGGTATATCTGTGAACATGAACTGCGAATGAAAGTGAAATCTCCGCACAAAATCCGTAAGACGTATGGAAGTATCTTGCTTGACGGAAAAGTGAAAGAGTCCACAATCCTTGATACTATGGGACATACAGACATTAGTTGCACAAAAGATCATTATTATTTTGATCGTACAGGAATTGAGGAAAAGAGACAGGAACTTGACTTAATCGAAGCATTATGAGTCCCTCGTACTCAAAGGTACTCAAAGAAAAATTGAAAGAATGGCTATTTTAAGCCATTTCAAGGCAATTACTCTAGGGTTCGATTCCCGTACGGACTG